TCATAGACTCGGAATAATCAATCTTTGTTTTAAATGTGCCTTCTACATTCACTACTGTAAGGACTACATACGCATCAGCGTTACTCATTTTCTCTATTAATGTTTCCATTTATTTATCTAAATCTTTATTTGTTATTATGAAATATAGTGCAAGCCAACTGAATAAACACACTAATAATACTAATAATTTTATCGGAAAATTATACTCTAACTTCGGGAACTTTCTACTTAGCTTTGAAATCAATACATCGAAAGAAAGAATAACTCCAACGAAATAAAATGCTATATAAACTGGCATTGGGATTGTCATATCTTAATCAAGTTTAAAACCGTTTTCAAAGATTCTTCCCCTTCTATCTCTCCTAATAAAATCATTTCTCCGTCTTTATTTTCCATATATAACTCTAATACATCAACAAGACTTTTTGTGCGAAATAATTGCGTAAATACCGTCTTTTTACTGTGCATTAAGATATAAATGCCTTCTTTTAAAACCCAGCACTCGCCAAGCTGTTCAAATCCGTATTTCTTTAAGTCAACCATGATAATGTTATTTTATCTAATGTTCTTGATTCTATTTTTAAGCCTCCTTGCATTAATTCCTCGAAAAAAGAATCGAGTAAAGGGTGATATGGAACTTCGCAGGTTCTTTTTTGGTTTCTTGCTGTATTCTCAATTAATCCATTTATGTGCATTATCCTAAGTTCAATAAACTTGTCTTTGCTTTCTTTTTCTATTTTCCACAATTCTTCTTTAGTCATTTTCTATTGTTTGTTTAATTTGTTCTTTTGTAAATTTATTGTCGCAAATGTTCACTAAATATCCGACAAAAGCGTCGTATGATACAGGCGATGTTCGTTCTCTAAATCCACTTAAATTAAAACCATCTATCTGACCAAGCGGAATGCCTAATTCTTGAATTTGCCTTAAATCTTCTAAATTAAAAACACCCTTTCTACATACTTGCTTGCAGGCATAATAAAATCTAAATTTCATTTCTTGATTGAAAAAGTATTTTAAAGCCACGTAATCGAGAAATGTTTGTTCTTTTTCTTTCTGCTTCCAAAAGTCATATAGCCAATGACCGAATGGGTTGAAATTTATCTTCATTGTTTTTTTTTCTTCAAAGGTACAATAATTATTGCCTATTGTCAAGTTTTTATTTCATTTATTTTACATCTTCTAAAGTTAATTTATTCAATTCTTCTTCAATTTCAATCAATAATCAACGAATTGGTAATCAGGTGAGCGAAATTGAAGAATAGTGTCTCTATCTTTCCTTCTAACATAAGGGCAAATTGCCTTTGCATTAGCGATAAATATTCTTGCACATTCTACTGCGTTCCAAAATCTTGTAACCTCTACTTCACTTAAACTACTTCCGATAGAGTAGCTATAAGGCATAAATTTTTCTACTATATATATTGCTTTTTGTTTCATGGTCTAAACCCCTTTGAGTATGATTGAAAATTCAGCAAGAAGCCAAAAAAGAACAGTAGAAGTGCCTTACCACCCTTTACTCGTCTCATTCTTCGGGGAATTAATGCAAGGTGGTTTAAAAATTGAATCAAGAACATTAGATAAAATAACATTATCATGGTTGAATTAAAACGATACGGATTTGAACAACTTGGGGAGTGTTGGGTATTAAGAGAAGGAATTTATATTCTTATGCACAGTAAAAAGACGGTCTTTACGCAATTATTTCGCACAAAAAGTCTTGTTGATGTTTTAGAGTTGTATATGGAGAATGAAGACGGAGAAATGATTTTGCTTGGAGAAATAGAAGGAGAAGAATCTTTGAAAACAATTTTAAACTTGATTAAAAATGAGAGAAATATTTAAAACAATTCGTAGCAAGCTATTTATTTACAACGTATTTATGTATTCATTACTTATGACTTTCGTTGTGTATGTGAATATGATTCCAGCTATGTTGCCATTTTGGGCTGGTTTAATTTCTTTTGGCTTTTTAGGCTCTTCATTTTATTTAATCAAGCAAAAACATACAGATATATAATGGAAACACTAATAGAGAAGATGAATAACGCTGACGCGTATGTAGTCCTTACGGTAGTTAATGTAGAAGGAACATTTAAAACAAAGATTGATTATTCTGAGTCAATGACTCCTGATATAGTTGACCAATTCATTTTAGAAATAGCCGAAACAATTAAAAAGAGAAGAAAATGATTAGTCAAAGAGAAGTTGCAAGAAAATATGAGGCTCTATTGAAAGATGTTGCCGAAAAGGATTTTTACAAAGTTGACCTTACGAATAGAGTAAACTGTTATACTTGTGAGAAGGGTCACGTTACTAAGACGCAAGATATTGACTCAGGAGTAACACCAATGATGATTCAGTGCAGATTTTGTAGATTTCCTGCAAGGAGTTCTTTTTACAAGGATATTTCACCTGACTTAAAGGTTAATGGTGTTTGGTATCGACCAACATTAAAGCAGGTTATGAAAATGCGGAATAAACCAGAAATGCTTGAACATATTTTAAAGGGTGGGTTAGAATACAAAGAATATGAGAAATTCGATACAAGTTTGCTTTTAAAAATGCAAGAAATATTGAGAAATTCAATAAAATGAAGTTAAGACCAAATCAAATACAAGCAGTAAGAGATATAAATGACTTCATACATTCTGATATGGATAATGGAATCGTAGTTAGCCCTGTGGCTACTGGAAAATCCATTATCATTGCTGAAACTGTGAAGTTATTTAATACTCCAACTATCTGCTTGCAACCAAATAAGGAGCTTTTAAAGCAGAATTACGAGAAATATACGAGTTACGGCTTCGATGCTTCTATCTATTCTGCTTCTTTAAAGAGTAAAGATGTAGGACAGGTTACTTATGCAACTATTGGGTCAATAATGTCTGATTTGGAGTCTTTTCGTGACATTGGAGTTGAGAATATATGCGTTGATGAAGCACATTTCGGAGTGAGAGACGGAAATCAGCTTGCTGAGGCCTGTAAGTTCCTAAAAATTAAGAAGAAAGTTGGCTTAACGGCAACTCCAATCTTCCTTAGTAACTCGCAAGAAGGTTCTTTTCTACAAATGATGTCGAATAATCGTGAATCTATTTTTAGAAATATTATTCACGTTACTCAAATTCAAGACATACAACAATATTGGACTCCAATCGTATATAAATACTCGAAAGAAGGTGTAAATAGTTCAATGCTTCAACTAAATTCGACAGGAAGGGATTATACAGCAGAGTCTTTGAAGAAGTTTTACGAATCAAACTCAATAGAATACAAGATTCTTCGCTCTATCACTTATTTAAAGGAGCAAGGAGTTAATCAGGCACTCATATTTGTTCCATCGGTAGCCGAAGCAGAGTCAATTGCAGTTCAAATTATTGGTGGAGAGGTTCTGCATGGTGGAACTAAGCCTAAAGAGCGTGAGAGAATTGTTGAAGGATTTAAAAACGGGGAAATTCCTTACGTAATCAACGTAGATGTGCTTGGAACAGGCTTTGACTACCCTAAACTTCCTGCGATTATTCACGGAAGAACAACTAATTCATTTGTTACATATTACCAGCATATCGGCAGAGTTGTGAGAACTCATCCTGACAAAAAAGAGGCTTGGTTTCTTGACTTAGTAGGTAATGTTCAGAAGTTTGGAAAGATTGAAGACTTTAGATTCGAGCAAGACGCTAAAGGGAAATGGGAGATGTGGGATTCTACTAAAAAGATTACTCACAATGGATTTAAGCCTAAAATAATTTCCATGATCGAGATTCTTGAATTAGAAGAAAATATTCGCTCTTATGTAATTATGACAGGGAAGTATAAGAATTACAACCTCGTAGAAGTAGTCAAGAAAGACAAGAGATATTTACAGTGGATGGCAAGTGATAAATACGAACCACTATCAGAAAACGCACAAAAAGACAAAGAATCAGCAATAATAGCACTTAAACATTTTAATATAATATAATTATGGAGATTTTACTCTATTTAATCGGCTTTCTTTTTGCATATATTTTGCAATACATAGACTTTGTTGTTTTAGATAAAGTCACATGGACTATTGGTCATAGGTTTAATGCTATAAAATGTGCATCTCTTAGTTGGATTATTGTATTAATAGGTGTAATTTATTTAACCTGTAAGTGGTTTAACAGAATGGAGAAAAATGAAAATCCAGCTTCTTGGTAAAATAAATAAAAACTAATACAATATGACAGAATTAGAATTGTGGTTAAACGAATTTCCAATAAAGAAAAACCATGAGAACACTGAAAATGAATTTTGGACTTTGAGTATTGATAATCACTTTTATATTAATTATAATAAATCACAAAAGTACGCTTTATTACTACTTAATGGTTTTGGTGTAGTAAAGCAGTTTAGGTTGATTAGTAAGGATGATTTAATTTCACTATACTCATTGTTTAATAAATATTGATAAATAAATCAACAAACACTTGACAATAGACAATTTTATTCGTAACTTTGAAAAAAAAATAGGGGGTTTAGCATAAAATAGTCAATGTGCTTCGGTTAAGCTGAGGCGATGAGGGTTCGATTCTCTCAATCTCCACTAAACTTAATATTATAACTTCGTTATGACAAAAGAAGAATTAAGAGATATTTATTTTGGTTTTTATGACCAACTAAATGAGTCTGAGTGTTCTGAGGCTAAAGAGAATTGGGATTATGAATTTTGCACAGAAACTCCACTTCCGAGTTGCATTGAAGAAGCTATTGCATTTGGATTTGATTTTCAAGATGTAAGATACTATTGGATAAATATTATTGAAAAGTATAGAAACAAAAATAAAGCAATTAAACGACCAAGTTTTATGACAAGAGAAAAACAAGAAGCACATTTTGAGGCTTTCGTACAAAAACAAAGAGAAGTTATTATTCGCAAGGGAGAAGATTACTCTACTTCCGATGATACGTTATCTAACTTCAAACTCGCTGGAAGTATTTGCCAATTAACTCCCGAACAAAATTGCCTCTCACTAATAGCCACTAAGGTTGCAAGGCTCGGAGTTCTGTTTCAAGGAAAAGTTCCTAACAATGAGTCTATTCAAGATTCAGTTCTCGACTTGGCGAATTACGCAGTTCTTTTGGATATGATAATTTCTGAGAATAGTAGCTTAGATAGAATTATTATTCCAGCTGATTCTTGGGAAAAATTAAGCGTATCTAAATGAAATTATTTACAACAGGTTTTGTACAGGTGTTTTTCGTAGCGATTAACACATACTTTATCTCTAAGGGAATTTATATAGGTGTATTTGTGTGCGGTTTTATGATTTCACTCGTGTGGTCGTGGAATATTAAGCGGATTTCGATTTCTACGTTTACAGAAAGGATTTATTATTCTCTCGGTGCTGCGACAGGCTCAGTAACAGGATTATTAGTTTCAACTTATATAGTAAAATTATTATAACAATGGGATATTTAACAAGATATAGTGTAATGGCAAAAGATGCTTTAGTTGAGCATTTAACAAGTGAAAATGATTATACTGCTCACGCATTATTAGACGAAGAGGAGTGCAAATGGTATGAACATGAGAAGGATTTGAGAGAGTTTTCAAAGAAGTATCCAAATGATTTGATTGTATTAGACGGATTAGGAGAAGGCGACGGGGATATTGATGCTTGGAAAAAGTATTTTGTTAACGGAAAGATGCAAAAAGTTATCGGTATTGTAATGTATGAACCATTTGATAAAACAAAATTAGCATGATAGACATTGAAAAATTAGTAACCTTTAGTACTTACGGAAAATCCATAGGTAAATCTCGACAATGGGTTTATGTCCTTGCAAAAGAAGGAAAGATTGAAGTAGTAGAAATTGATGGCGTTAAATTTGTGCAGTTATGACAGCGAAAGAGAAGTCTCAGGAAATATTTAACAAATATCTTAACGTATTTACTGAATTAGAATTAGAGGAGTTTAGGGTTGAATATGCACAAGTATGTTCTTTGACTTGCATAGGAGTTTTAATTAAGCAAATTGGAATTGAAAATATAGATTGTAAATACTGGAATGACGTTATTAATGAAATAAATAAATTATGACAGCAAAAGATTTAATATTACAAGCAGACGAGCCTTATCGCTCACAAATGCTTGAAAACGCACATCCTGTTGTCCTGCTGTGCGAATATACAAGATTGAGTTCTTGTCTTGCATATATGTTCGATTGGGAGTTATCTCCGCAAAAACATCAGTATTGGATGGATTATGAAAATTATTTAATCAAAAAAGGATTATGACGGCTTTGGAAGAGTTAACGAAATGGTGGAACGAAGAGTTTCCTGATTGGGATAAAAGTTCAGAAGGTTATAGGATTATTGAAAAAGCCATAGAATTAATGGATAAAGAAAAGCAACAGATTATTGATTCTTTTGAAAGAGGCGTTTTCGACAAAGAACATGGTAATCAATACAAAAACGGACAAGAATATTTTATAGACAATTATGAATAATAGAGAAGAAAAACTAAAAGACCTCATACAAAAAGTAGAGGCATGGGCAGAAGAGAGAAATCTCATTAAGTTTGAGAACGCAGATAAGCAGTATCTTAAATTCTTAGAAGAGACAGGTGAATTAGCGAGAGCGTTGTTAAAGAATGATATTGATGAAATTATCGACTCAAATGGTGATTTCTGTGTTTGTGTAATTATTTTAGCGAAACAACTTGGCATTAAATTAGAGACTCAATTATATGAATCAGAAGTTTGCGGAGTAATTAGTCCTTACGATTTTGTAAACCTCGTTTCTCCAAGTTATGTGGCGTGGGAATTTTTCTCAATAGCTGACGCAGTTATCAAATCTCACGGTTACGATTTAGTAGAATGTTTAGAAGTAGCTTACAATGTTATTTCAAAAAGGACTGGTAAAACTTTGAACGGAGTTTACATAAAAGACAACTAATATGACAAACAAAGAATTATCAATCGGAAGTATTTTAAATCAACAAGACTTTGGTCAAATAGTAGTAGCGAAGATTTTTCAAGACCACATCTACGCTCACTTGCCTGATGGAAAACCTCTCGGAATGTTAATGCTTGATGAGGTAGAGCCAATAGAAATTTCAGAAAAATATCTTTTGGATTTCGGATTTAAGAAAGTTGAAGAAATTCACGAAGAATATCATTCCATTGATTACGAATTAGAAACTAAAGAAGTTTTCTTTTCATACTCAGATGATTGGTCGCTCGCAATCGCAGATAGTAAAAAGTCATTTACGGAAACGCATAGGTACTTAACTCCTGACAAAGAGCTTACAAATAAAATTCATTTTTGGCAGCAGATTTTTAAATCACTAACTGGGAAGGATACTTATGTGCGTGAAGAAATCTTTTAATACAGCAGTTCAAGCTAAGTTAGCCTGTGAAAAGATAGCGGAGAAAAATATAAGGGTTGGTGATAAAAGAAAGCCAACCTATTATTTATGTGATTGCAGAAAATGGCACTTGACTTCGATGAGCAAAGAACAGTATAAGAATCAATTTTTAGAACAAGAAACCCAATATTGGGAAAAACGATTAAACATTCAATAAAAAATTATGAAAAATATTTGTTTTTATAGAAAAATATACTTATATTTGTAAATGAAAAAGATAAAAATAAGAGAATATGCTAATCAAAACTCGGTAACATACAGAACTGTTTGGAATTGGGTTAAAAAAGGATTAGTAAACTACGAGCAATTACCATCGGGAACAATATTAATAATTACTGAATAAATGTATAAAAGACTAAACATAAGGTTGTATCCAACTAAAAAGCAAGAAAAGGTTTTAGATAATCATTTCAATGCTTATAGATTTGCTTACAACTTGTGCTTAGAATATAAGTCTCATTTGTGGAAGTATCATAAAATAAATAAATCAGGATTTGATTTGCAGAGCGAATTGGTTACTATATTAAAGGAAGTTGATTTTTTGAGCAGATGTAAGGTGGAGTGTATTCGACAGGCTGCATTGGATGTCGATAAGAGTTACAAGAATTTTTTTAATGGAAAAGGTTTTCCTAAATTTAAGAGTAAAAAGGATAAGCAGGCTTTTGTGGCTCAACAGTCGATTAAAATAAAAAACGAAAAATTGTTGTTCTTTAAGAATTTAATCAAGTTTAAAACTTCTGAAAAGTATCTCGAAAAACTAAAGTCGTTTAAAATAAGGCAATGCTCGTTTTCAAAAGACAAAACTGGAAAATATTGGGCTTCATGCTTAATAGAGGATAGCGAGATAAAAACTATATCTAAGTCAGAAAATAAAATTGGCATTGACTTGGGTTTAAAGTATTTTGCTATTACATCTGATGGAGAGTTTATAGAAAATAATAAATTTTCTATCAGAAATCAATTCAAGTTAAGGAGACTTAAAAGAAAATTTAGTAAAACTAAAAAAGGCGGAAAGAATAGAGAGAAGCTAAGAATAAAAATTGCAAAGTTATATCAAAAAATAACTAATCAGAAAATACACTTTTTCCATCAAGTTTCAAACAAACTAATTAGAGAGAATCAATCTATTAGTTGTGAGACTTTAAAAATGGCTAATATGATTAGGAATAAAAACCTAAGTAGATGTATTCAAGATGTTTCTTGGAGTTCTTTTGTTTCAATATTGGAGTACAAGTGTTTGTGGTATAATAGGGAGTTAATAAAAATACCTATATATTATGCAAGTTCAAAGCTATGTTCTAATTGTGGAAACAAAAAAGAAGATTTAAAACTTTCTGATAGAGTATATAATTGTGAATCTTGTGGAGTATCTATTGATAGAGATTTAAACTCAAGCTACAATATAAGAGATTATAGGGTTAAGTGTACCCAAATATAAGTCTGTTGAGAATAAGCCAGTAGGCGTTCTGTGAAACAGAAATTAATCGTTTAACAATTTAAACAAATAAAACATTGAGCGTCGATTACACTGCCAACTATGGTATTGGCTACAAAATTAAGAAAGCAAGTTCAGAAGTTCTTGAAGATTATTGGGAGGACATGGGAGTTTATATTAACTCTATTCTTCAAAATTTCGTCGATGGAGTTTCTTATTTACAATTCGGAAGTTCTTATGAAGACGATGGAGTGAAATATGCGATAATCGTTGATGAGCCTTTCGCTGACGGATTAGACCTGACGCATATTAAAGCGTGCCTCGATGACATTATAGACTCCTCAGATTTAGAAAGAGATTCAGAATTTGGAGTGGTAGGAGGGCTTGGGATTTGGTAAAGTATATCAACATACTCTTCTTAAAGATTATATACAAACTTCTTAGACGACTTGATGTTTCAAGAAGTTTGTATATTTCTCGAAAAGACAACGTAAAATTGTGGAGCATAAGCGAACAAATTGAAGGCATAGCGAGTCGCATGGAGAATGATTATAAAGATTATTCTTACAGTGAAGAATTTAGATGTTACGTACATAAAGATACAATTATAAATCGACGGAAATGAATTTAGAAGAAATAAAAGACGAGCGTGGAGAATTTGATTTTGAAAATAATTTTATAACCTGTAAATGTAAAGAACCCAAATTGTATCCACCAAACTTAGGGGATGGAGGTTATGATTGGTGTAATAGATGTAAACTGCCACTTGGTTCAGAATGATTATCAATAATGGAAATATACGGAGTAGAATTTACTGTAAAAAGTATTCCCGAAGAAGCAGGTAATATGACTTTCGGTATTCCGAAATCAGGAGTAAGATTTGAAGCAGATGGCGTGGCTATTGAAATAGATTATAGCAGGTCAACTATTAAGAACAGAAATGTTGGAGTAAAATTATTAGAATATTATATTAAACTAATTAAAGAAGATGGAAATAAATAATTTTGATGACTTATTGGTTGTCTTGAAATCAAAAAAGATACATAATACTGGTGATTAGGAAGAGGACTTAATTGAAGCACTGCCTGAGTTTGAGTTTATGTATTACAATACAGTTGCGAGTGGATTACTTGTTGATACTCATAGATGGTACGAAACTTCCGTCACAGTAATTAAAGTATTTGATGTACTTCTTGGCATTAGGCACATATCAAATGTGTTTTCAGAGTCTATGGGATATTCCGATTGTTACGTAAATTTAGAGTTTACGGAAATGAAAGAAGTTAAAACAGTTACATATAAACCGATTTAGTATTTAGGCTGGCTTAATACCCAGCCTATTTTTTTTACCCACCCCATATTGGTGTTTTGAGAAACAAATTTACAAGACCCACTCTCCCCATAGGCTCGAATGTGTGGAGGGACTATACCCCCACCCCAATCTCGACCAATATTGACTAAGGCTATACCCCTATGCCACAACAACGATAGAGGCACGAAACAACCGCCACAAGGCAATAATACCACTCATATAATCCTATCTACTTAACGACACATAAACAATGCTTTATATCGCTTGTTTTGCGTTCTATATGCGTGTACGTATGCACGTATCCTATATAGCGAATAAATAAACCTTATAGTAAATTATACTATATCATTATTCAAATAACATTTATAATATATTAAAGAACTTATATTATAACATTTACTATTGTAAAGAAAGTATATAACTATTTAAAGAACTTTCACTTTTTTATTACTTGTCTATTGTAAATACAAAAATAGCTTGTACATTTGTATCAGTCAAACGGCAATAAGCCACAAATAAACAATACAATGAAAAACATTTTAAAAGAAAATATTTTACAATTTTTTATTTTATCTTTCGCATCATTTTTATTTGTAGGCAGATATAATTTGAATAAACTATATATTTTTATTCCTATTTGTTTTATTGTCTCAATTGTTTCGTTTATTTATGATTTACGCAAAAATTTAAGGTAGTTTTAAGTTTATCAATTTTCTAACTACGGAGGCAAAAAATTGAGCAGTAAAAACAAATTAGCTTAGTTCTCATAAATACATAGCGTTGCAAAGTATTAGAGTTTAGTAGCTGAATAAAGTTCTTTGACATATTGGCAAACATGACCTATAATTCAGAATTTTACGTAATAAACTACGTAGCTAAGTTCGTTTACTTAGATAGGTCGCAATTAACATATTGTTAAGCTAAATAAAACAAATAAACAAAATGACAAAGAAAAATAAACTTAAAGTAATTGTTTCACTTATTACTGAAACATTACACGATAAAAGTATGATTAGTTTTGAACTTGAAACTGACGAACTAATAATTGTTTTTAATGATAACTATGCAGTTCGCCACGTTTGCAGTGTATTAGAACCCCTTAGTACTATGTATGTTAATTCATACATAAATTATGATAAAGAAAAACAGAAAATAGTTTGTGTAGTATATTAATATTCAAAACCTACAAAGAGAACTTTGCACAATATGTGTACGAACTTCGTTTGGTTCGGTAGGTTACTAAACGTTACAACGTAGCAACGAAATAAAAATTACTATTATGAAAACCTGTAAACCTTGCGATGCTTTACAATGTAACATATATTATAAAGCGTTCAACTTTGTTACTCATCCGTTTAGTACTTTCAGATTCTATACGAAAAGTATGCGAATAGTTAAATATTAAAACCATGAAACCATTAACAAATAATAATTTCACAACTGATAGTTTGGTTATGGAATTAGAACAAACAGTAAGATATTTATTTTTCAAAACTTCTAAACAATTAACATTATGCAAGTAATACCAACTACCGCAAATTTTTATATCACTAAGAATTTTTACAACGATGTAAACGGAAATCCACGTATTTTCTTTGAGTTGTATGATTCTGAAATGAATTATTTAGGCTATTGCCAAGACCACTATGCAGGAACTAATTTTACTTATGGCAGGGATTTACGAAAAATTGGAAGTACTGTTTTTGTTCGTGGCGGTTATCGTTCTTATATGAAGTCAATTAAAAACGATACGGAGTTTAAAAACCAAGGATTAGATGTTTAAAATAACCAAACTAAAGGACGGTTATCATATTAACATAACAGTTCCTTTTTGGGTAAAATGTTTAGTTATATTTTACCTTTTAATATTAATTTCAAACCTTTTAGACAAAATAATACAATGAGAAAAATTACAAGTGAATCGGTAAATGCTTTTTTTAATGGAGAAAATTATAAAAGCGGCAACATGGAAGTTAGAAACACGGGGGTTGCAATGGAATTAAGGTTGCATGGTAACTTGATTGCTATGCAATTTATGAGAAACAAATTTATTTCAATCCAAAATTGTGGTTGGTTTACAAATACAACCAAAGAAAGATTAAACGCCTTGCCTAACGTTTCTATTCAGCAGAAAAAAGGTGAATGGTTTTTGAACGGTGAAAAGTGGAACGGACAAATTAAAGATATTAGTTTAAATAATCAAATATTATAACCATGCTATATAGAAACCTAAATATCAATCAGAAAATAAATATTCGTAGCCGTTTTGGTATCGGATATAATAAGCATGAACAAACATACATACATAGTTAGTGAAATTTATGAAGTTCCAAAACTATGCTTTGAAAGTCCTTGCAAATATTGGTGGAAAAAATTATAAACCTTTTATCCGTGCATTAGTGTACGGATAATTAAACCTTAAAGAAACATGACTATACTAACATTAAAACAAGGCGTATTTATTGGTAAATTGTATAAAACAAAAAACCAATATGAGTTACATATAAAGAAAAACAGAAAAATGTTTATGACAGGTATTTTCAGTGAAGATATACAAGTGAGAGAATTAGAATTTTATTTCAAAAACAAAATACAAAACTACGGAAATGAATAAATTACTTTGGTTGTGCTACGGCACACAAATTGTTGAGGTTGTTGCCTCAAAAAATACGGTATCCAAACTTCAAAAGTTTGTTGAGGTCGTTGAGGTTGAAGAGGTTAAAAGTCGTCCTTTGTCCTTTCGGGTTATTAGTGATAAGTTTCTTTGTAAATGGCTTAATGTTTCTTACGAGGCATTGAAAACTGTTTAATCTTGGTTTGATACAACGTTTTTCGGTATTATCTTGGGAATTTTCGGAATAAATATCGGAATAATGCAAGTTTTGTTGTTTAATAATGACAATTTGTGTGAAAAGTGGGTAAAAAAGCGGTATCCCAACGGGCAATTAATACTTACATTTTAATAAACAAACACATGGAAGAACTTTTTAACAACTTAGAGTTGGCAAATAAAAACGTAACTAAGTGCAACCATGCTATAAAAGCTCATTTGCATCAACAATTTGATTCAAAGATAGGCACAATAGCAATAGAAAAGCTAATTGAAGAAGTTAATCTATATTGTCCTAAATCAAATTTTGGCAAAGATTTATATATATGGTTTATCACAGACTATTATAAACTATTAATTGACTAATAAAGTAGCTTTTAAAGCCTTATTAGTAAGAAGTGATACAAACATAAGCCCTAAATGGTTTTAGTTCCTTAGAGGAGTTATTTAGTACCTTAAAACAAAATATTTTAAACTAATATACTTATGAGAAATCAACAATTAGAACATGAATTAGAAAGAATAGATAGTTATGACGAAATAAGAGTAAAAGCCTATGAGAGTGAAAGTAGTGAAGAAAGTTACTATTTAGATAGTAATGACAATTCATACACTTATTATGTACTTAGTCAGTTAATTTCTGACTGTATAGAACTTAGTAAACGTTTTGAGTTGGTGTTTGTGTAGATAAAAGTAGTTTGATACTACTCCGACGCTTCAAAAAAATAGCCATAATTTCTTGGGGCTTATTAATATAACATAAATTAACATCAAATAGTTTCACTTTTAACTAAAAAATACAATGAGAACGCAAATAATTAAACAAATAGTATATTCTTTTTCCGACTTAGAAACGAATGAAGAATTAAAGAAAAAAGTACTAAGCAAACACTCGGATATTAACGTTGATTATATTTGGTGGGAATCAACTTATGAAGATGCCAAAAGAATTGGCTTAGAAATCACAGGTTTTGATTTAGAAAGAAATAGGCACGCAACTGGAAAGTTTAATTTGTCAGCAAATGAGGTTGCACAAAACATCTTCAACGAACATGCTATTTGTTGCGAAACATTCGCAACTGCTGATAAATTTATGGATAATTGGCAACCGATTTTTAACGATTATATGAATGAAAGTTCCGAAAACTATGAATCTAATGATAGTGAGCAAAAGTTGAGTGAATTAGAAGATGAATTTCTAAATGATATTTTAGAAGATTATGCAATGATACTCGAAAAAGAATATGAGTATTTGACAAGTGAAAAGGCTATTTTAGAAACTTTGGAGGCTAATGATTATGAATTTGATGAAAACGGAAAAATTGTAAAATAATATGGAAAATATCAAGAAACTATCAGACAATGAACTAAGCGAATACTTCGACTTAGTTTCAAGAATCAATGAAGTGATAGCAGATTATTCTCATGTTACTTTACCTTTAACAGTTACAAATGCTTTAAGTACATTTGAGTTAAAATTAGAAAAAGAATATACACGTAGGGAGCTTTAAACAAAATGAATAATTACCAAAAAGCAAAAAAGCAATTAAAATCACTTTATTTACAATTGAAAGTAATTGATGACAATGAGAAAGTAAAGAACCTTTTGAATGAAGAGTATGCTTTTCTTGTTCATTTTGCAGAATTAAGTGATTATCAATGCTTACTTTTATCCAAATATAGGCATAAACTATTAAAACAATGAAAACAGAATATTTATTAAGTTGCCATAAAGATGGCTTTACATATTGGACTTTATCGCTTAGTAACGCTTACTATATAGGCGGAATTACTGAAAGGATAACAAAAGTTTTAATAAGTAGATATGAGAAAAGAGTTTCATACACTAAGCGTAAATCACACTATATGACTAATTGGGGTAAAAACAGGGTTAAAATAGTCAATATTTATGTAAGTTATAAAGTAGCTTGTAAAGTGTTAGATTATTTAGGAAAAATTAAATCATTAACAAAATAAGAAAATGAATTGGAATAATATTGACTTAAATAGTCACGAAATAGAATCGAATATAGTAGATTCTTACTCATTCGCCACACTCCTTTTAGAAGTTGAGTGCAATTGTAGGGAAATTAATAAAAAGAGTGTTGAAAAACAGTTTTTGAGTAGTCTTGATATTAATATTGAAATTGCAAAACAGGTTTTCTATGCAAACTTGGATAATATTTTTAGTGAATCACTTAAACGAAGAAATTTAGATGAAGATAAAAGTTAGTTACCGAAAAGAAGGCAAGTTAGAGTTTTTGAGGTTCGTGGAATACCCTAATTTAACAATGGCAAGACAATTTATTATTCTTACTCCCGATGAAGTTTTAAAGGTTCATTCTAAGGTTAATTTAATTTTAGAATATCAAGAACTCATCGAGGCACAGGAATTAACCACTAAAGTTCGTACAAGTATATATAGGAGAATGGTTTTATTTATGAAACATTGCCCGAATTTCAAGATTTCAAAGTTGCCTTATTATATAACGGGACATTATCCCGAACTATTTCAAACAGAATATTTAGAAAATGAAGTGGTAATAAACTTAGAAAAAAACAAGGCTCATTATCGACGTTCAATGTTGTTTCATATTATATTGAGATAAGTTCAAATTCTTCCTTAGGTTGAAAAGTTTCTTTCGGGGCTTCCAAAGATTTCCTTTGTGCTAAAAGCATTTCGAGAGTTCTCGTATCCAACTTATTAAGAATTTCGGATTCGTCTTGCATTTGTGGCAACTCAAAAGTTTTAGCTTCGCTTGCTTCCTTAACTTTTCCATACATTTCAGCCCATAAATAAGAAAGGTCTTTAGGGCTTGGATTCATAATATTGTATGCAATATTTTGGTAAGCAACAGCATCTTGAACAATCATATTTTTTGCAGATTCTCCGAATTGCAATTCGACAAATTCAAAAAACTGCGTATTCTTTTTAGCAAAATCCAAGAGTGGCATTTGCATCATATACATCAAAACCTCATTTCTCATTAGCCCTGAAAATTCTCTTTTCTTTTGCGTAGATTTATGAATTGCCCCTTTGGGCTTAGAAATAACCGTACCATATTTATTTACCATATTTTTACCGTATTTTTTACTTTCTCAAATAAACATTTTTGAAAGAATTTAATACAAGATACAAAAAAAGAAAAGAAAAAGCAAATTTATCTTTGAAGTGATTAAAATAGTATTTAATTTTACAATATTAAACAAATAAAACAATGGAAAAATTAACTGATAAAATAATCTATCAAATGGTGATAGATGAACTAAAAACATTCATTTGGGGCAAATGGATTTGTAACTCATTAAACAGGCTTAGAATGAAAGGCTTAATAAGCAATAAAGCCTACGATAGACTTGTTGATAAATTTCAAAATCCCGAATTAGTTCCTTTAGAATTTAGAGGCAAATATTGGGTAGGTAAAAATGAATTATGGGAAGGAAATGAACTTGAATCAAGAATAAAATATTTACAATACTTAATCAAACAATTATGATTTACTTAACCTTAAATTAATAGTGTCGGCTATTTATGCCTTCGCTATTGGAATTATTATCCTTAATTCCATTACGCTTGCGGTGGGAAAAATTACGCCTATATTGAGATTTTTATTCATCGTTTTATTATTCACATTATTATATTTATTATGAAAACAGATAAAATAAAAGGACTTAGGTTATACACTGAAACAGTCGGCACGGTTACTTATATCAAATGCGAAACCACAAAAGGAGATACAATTATTTTTCCTCATGCAATTAAGCCTGTAAGGGAGATTTTTGCTAAAGTAGTAGAGATTATGTCAAGAGTTAATTGGGAAGGTGTTGATGTTTCTAAGCCTTCGGCAGAACACGAAAAAGCTTATAGAGAGGCAAGGTTTGAAACTTCTAAGCTATGAAAAAGTATAGAAAGAATTATACTTTCGATAAGGCTACAATAGAAACTTTGGAGGGCTTTACAAACAGTAGTGAGGTATTAAGGCTTCTCGTGGCTTCACTAAATCCACTTGCCGATAGAGAGGGAATTAGGGAACAGTTAAAAAAACTTAAAAAAAATGGATAAATTATTGTATTTCGCACTACTTGTGTGGTGTTTAATTGGGTGTTAAAAAATTATCAACAATTTAAACTTTTAAGACAATGTTTACTTCAAAAATTTCATTAAAAGCATGGGCGATTTACAGAGAAATTTGCCCTAAAAAAGAACAAGAATTAAGCCAAGATAAAGAGGCTAAAGAATTGGAGAGAAGAAATTACTTCTCGGAGGCTGTTAAGTCGGCTTATGAGTACTTTAAAGCCTTAAAAATAGGTGTAGTTAAGTTTATGAAGATTAAAGACTACTTCACTGGTGAGGCTGAAATATGTGAGCGTAAAGTAATGTCGTTAGAAGATTATGGATATGCTGTAAAATCTGATAGAAAAGTAAAAGAGTCTCAGTTCGTCTTTATAGACGTTGAAAAGGCTTTTGTTGGCAAAGTTCGGGAGTTTGTTTCATTTCATTCATCACAATTAATTTGGTAGATATATGAAGAAAAGAAACAAATTGTCTTGGAATTGGAATGAGGAGTATTTTGAAGTGGGTGAATTAATTACAAATTCTCAATCTGAATTTCTTCATAGAGACGATTTTAATAGACCAATTGTATTTTACAGAGGCAAGGTTTTTATTCTTGCGAGGCGAAGGTATAGTGGAAGATGTGGTTTAATTTCCATATTTAATGACTTCGCTATTTGGGCTAAAGATGAAAATATTTTTCAAGTTTTAAAAGTAAGTAAAAAATGACAATATTCAAAGAAAAAGTATATCCGCCACATAAGTTGCGAGATAAATTAACCATACATGGAGTGACGTTCCACTTAGATTTCTTAAAATCAAGTTTGTGGTTGAAGCATTTTGAGAGAGTGAGTGATAAGCCTATCGTGCAAAGAGAAACAAGAACAAGAACCGTTTATCCAAATTAACTATGAACAATCAAGATTATATTGACGAGGAATTTCAAAAGATAATAGATTATCTTAGAAAAAAGAAAGCATACATTAATGCTTATCCTAATGGGAATGGAGTATCGTTTTACCTTTCAAATAAAAAATTCTCCTATGGAGGAATGATTGATACTGGATTTGGCAGTTACAAGTTCAGAATGAATACAAAAATATCCTGTATAGGTGGTGTAGATATTAATATTGAAACCCAAGTATTTATGCAGTCTTTCGATACTTTTGATGAATTTATTTCCTTACACAAAAAGAATTGGCTATTAGAAGGCAAGTATAATTTCTAATATTTCTCTTTGATTTGTCGTCACAAATATTTATATTTGCCTTATAATTAATGATTTATGAAGAAATGTAAAGTTTGTGGCGTTGAGTTTTCTCCGAAAAATTCTATTCAGAAAGTTTGTTCTGTTACTTGTGCAATTGAGTTCGCAAAGAAAAAGAGCGAACAAGAAGAAGTGAAAGTTCAGAAAAAAGAAAAACAGCAGTGGGTAAGTCGGAAGAAAGAAATGAAGGAGAAAATTAAAACTCTTTCAGATTATCAGAACGACTTACAAAAGGAGATTAACAAGATTGTGAGATTACTCGATAGAAAGCACGAATGTATTTCTTCGGGGAATAGTACAGGTTCTACTGGACAAGCAGGGCATCTTTTTAGTCGTGGAGCTTTTCCTTCACTCCGATTTAACTTACACAACATTTGGCTTCAAAGTGTTCACGATAATCTTTATTTATCGGGTAATTTTAACGGTTTCAGAACTCGATTGATTGAAAAGTTCGGGGTTTCATACTTTGAGTATATTGAATCACTTCGGGCAGAATATCCTTCGCTGAAATTAAGCAAAGAGGAATTAGTTGAAGCTAAGAACATTTGTAAGGAAATTATTAAGCAACTACAAGAGGAAGGTTATTTAACCGACGAAGAAAGATTAGAGTATAGATACAAATTAAATAAACGAATAGGAATTTATGAAAAATAAACACAAATCAATTTTACTAATAGCACTAACTATTGGCTTAATATTTTTCTTTTGGAGTATCTTAGATAAACACGAAACGCTAATTATGTCTTTAGCGTACCTTTATGGTGTTTATTATACGAGAATCTTAAACTTTTTAGACAATGACAAATAGACAAAAAGCAATCGAATGGTGGAACAATTTGGATTTCGAGGAGCAGATTAGAATTAAAAACAAATATCTTGGAACTTGGTTTTCAATATCAATGATTAGTTGGTTTAGTATAGAGATTTTTTATGAATACTTTTTAAACGGTAAAATAGATGAATAATAAACAAAAAGCAATCGAATGGTGGAATATTCTTTCTTTCGATAGACAAATTGAAAGCAAACGTGCTGTTCTTGGTGATTTAATTACAATGGAAGACTTAACTGGTTCTGAGATTGAGTTTATCTATAATTTCTACCACCAATGAAAGAAGTTAGAGAAGCCAAGAAGTTAAAGACCCAGCTAAGAAAGTTAGAGGAGCAGATTTTTGATATTCACAATATTATGGCTGAATATCAAAGGACTTATAATGGATTAAAGAAAGAGCGAGTTTCACTTATAACTAAAATAAATGACATGAAGAAAGGAGAACTAAAGGTAACTGAACACGCTATGCTTAGATATTTCGAGCGTGTTTTAGGATTCAATTTAGAGGAAATTGAAGAAAAGATTGTTTCGGGAATTTCGGAAGCTCAAAAGGAATTGGGTAACGGAACTTATCCTTCGGGATTATTCAAAGTGGTAATAAAAGAAAATACAGTTGTAACTATAATTAATGAATAAAATGAAAAATACAGATAAAAAATTAGCATTAAGTGATGTAGCATTAGAGGTAATGAAAATATTTGTAGAATCACAAGCTAAACACAGGCGAATGACTTTACTCAATAAAATAAAATATTTTTTAGGAATGAATGGATGGAAGGCAGATTTTGACCTTAACTTTTACGATATAGCTAAAAAATCTTTTATGATGGCAGAAGAAATGTTAAAAAGAGAAGAAACTATTCAAAAAATAAATTCATGTACGGAAGAATAAGAGAAAACAAATTAGGAGTTAAGTTTATAGAACTTCTTTCCGAAACAAAAAGACCTTACGAAGATGGCGAGGAAATCTACTTTGAGATTAAAGATGTTCGCTCGATTGAAGTTCATAAGAGATACTTTGAGATGTTAAGACTCTTTGCTGATAATGCTCCTGATTTAGCTATTCTAACTCTTTTAGACATTTCACCAAAAGAACTCTTAGTACTTCAAAAGTCTAAAGATACATTAGAAGAAAGGATTAGGAAGGCAATTGAAATTGAATTAGGATTCGTTGAAGATGAGAAAATGACCCTCACTTTAGAAGATGGAGAAATTGTAAATGTGACCCGTAAGCGAGCGAAAAGTATTGCTTATGGTAAAATGACAGAAGAGCAATTTACATCGCTTCACAGAGGACAAAAAGAGCTTATTTTCGACATTCTAAGAGAACATGGTTGGCAGGAAGGGCAATTAAAAGAACTATTTAAAAAATTCTATGTATGAAAGTCACAATAAAAGGAGATGTAAAATATTTAATTGACTGCTATGATTTGGCAATCAAAGTCAGTGATGAGAAAATTGTAGATTATATTTTTCTTGAAAATTTAGAGTGCGGAATTTGCAGAAAATTACTATACAATAAAAATTATCCAAGAATTTGGAATAAAGGAATTAAGTTTATTAAAAAGAATAAAGCCTTGTTCGATGACAATGTATTGGATTGTGAAGGTTGCTACTGGTTTATAATTCCAATACACTGTTTAACGCCATACATGGTGAGAAAATCTCTTGAAGCAAGAAAATTAGTTTTGGAGGGAATATTAAAAACCCTATGAAATCACTGATATTTTCAGTCCTCTTTTTCTATCAAGTAGAGAAGAATAAGTGCGAATACCATTTAATCACTAATGACGAAGTTTTTGCTTGTCAGGAATTTACCCGATTCCTCAAAGAATTGGAGGTTAAACAGGAGAAATTAGTATTAAATAGTGTTCGCATACATTCTGATTACCGCACGAGAGTTGGCTTGGGAGTCGTAAATGGCTACTTCCATGTTTTTAGATTAAAAATATCTTGCGAATCACGTAAACATCGTTTAACTTTGTAATATGAAAAAAGAATCAGCGTTTCCTGTCGCAGACACAGTTGCTAACGGAGAAAGATATGAGCCAATAAATACTGGATTAACAAAATTAGAATACTTTGCAGGATTGGCTATGCAGTCAATTTTAAATAGTCCTATTTCTTTACAAAATAACACAAATTTGTGTAATGAGGATTATGCTGCAATAAAAGCTATAAAATTCGCTAATGCACTTATTAAACAATTAGAGAATGTTTAGAGAATTAATTAAAAGGGAAGTGCCGTATAATGTTTGTCAAGCCTATCAATCAGTTGGTAGGGTTTTGAATACAGAAACGAGAGTTTATTCCATAATCGTTTTGAATCAGTTTGCACCTAAATTAGAGGGATTAATGCAATCTGAGGGTAGAGACGGTTTCTACTACTCAGATTATGAGAATATTTATTGCTATGAAATGACAAAAGAGGATATTAAAGCATTTTCTGCTTTGAAACTCCCAATAGTCTTTCAATCAGGCGTAGATGGAACATTTTTTGGAGAAGATTTAAGAAAATATAAACAGAAAAAATAATGAAAACATTACCAAATGAATTTCTTATAGATTTTCAATCAAATGCAATCAATCCACTATTAGATAAATTCAAGGATTGGATTGATGAAAACTATAATGGAAAGTATGCTTTTAATCACAGGTATTACGGGCTTGTGAGCAATGGATGCGTATGTGAAGAGAATCCTAAATATAAAGTAATATCTCTTGAAGAGTGGAATGATTTGTTATTCGGAGAACAATTCGAGAAAGGAGAAGAAGTTTTGGTGAAAGATAATGGAGATAAGGAATGGATAAAAGCTATTTTTATTGCAGAATATAAAGATATGTATATTGTTTATGTAAATTATTACCTATTTAGATTTAATGAGTGCAAAAAGAAACCGAGCGAACTTGATATTAAAATCGAGGAATTAAAGAAGTTGGCAGAAGAAAAAGGTGTTAAATTAACTATAATCGCAGAATAAAATGGTAAATTTAGAAGAAGTATTAAAACAACACGATGTGACACCTAATGAATTATTGGAATGGTTAGGTAGCGAATCCGTACATATCTTGCTCAGGAAAGGCTATAAATCACCTTCAAGTTGCGGATTAGATGATACTGATTCATCGCATTATGATTTATATGATTTGTGTTCAAAAATTAGAGTATTTAATCAAAAATAACAATGAACAGGAGAGTGATTTTAGAAAATGAATATAATATCTTAATTCATTTTACTGGACAAACAAGATATTTTGGTTGTCAATGTTTCGGGGATTGTAGTTGTGGAGAAGACTTTAAATCTGAGCCAATAGATTTTTACCAAGTAAAAAGAAAAGGCAAAAAGACAACAAAACATACAAGTATTGATAGTGCAATGGAAAGGTGGAATTTCGTAAATAGCTTAAACAAATAAAACTATGAAAGCATTTCAAGGAATTAAGTTTGATTATTTTTCGCCCGATGGCTGTATAAATTACGACTACATTCCCACAGAAGAGGAGTTAGACGAATTACAAAGGGAAGAAGACGAGGCGATGGAGGAATAATAATTAGCCACAGAGGATGCCTAATATGCACCGTAGAGCAATCCCGAATCAGCGAAATGACGTTAGGCGATAACTGGTCTTGGTGGCTAATTAAAACCACAAAACATTGTGGATTTTAGTACGATTTTCGCTTGTTGATGTGAAAAGTTTTAACTAACTTTGAAAATAATTAACAATTTACTTGCATCGGTAGTGCCTTGTTCGTAAATTTGTAACAGAAAATATTACACGAGGAACACCTCAAATTGATAGCAGGCACTACACCCTTCGGGGGCTATCTTTTTGAGGTGTTTTTTTTATACACAACAATGTCAAATTTCAGAGTAAATAAATCAGACAAGTTTACGCAATTAGAGAATATTCTCTTGCGTGACGAAAAGTTATCAATGGAAGGCTTAGCAGTCCTTACACGCTTGCTTTCAAGGAGTGATAATTGGACTTCTAATATCACAGAGTTAGTTAAAAACGGAAAAGACGGTGGTTGGACAGAAGGTGCTGTAAAGAGAGGCTTCAAGAATCTATCTAAGTTAGGCTATGCAAAGTTGGTTAAGATTTACAATATAGAATCAAAATCAATGAGTGGTAGTTATTATGAGATATTTGAAAATAAGGCAGAAGGATTATCTTTTCCGAACATTATTTATGTAGGAAATGATGGAGAAAGAGTCGAAAAGCAGACAACAGCCAAACAGACCCCTCTGCTACCTGACACGTCAGAAACGCTCGCCTATAATAATATAGACCTTAAAAATAAAGAATATAAAAATAACTATATTCCTGCGGAAGAAAATAAAGATGATATTTCTTTACTTACATCTGATACAGTAATGTATGAAAGTAAGAAAACCAATATAGAATTGAATTGCATTATTCCAATAAATTATGTAACTATTCCAGTAGAGAAGCAAAAGAAGAAGTCAAAATCAAATTATCAGTCAAATCCTGAAAAATATACTTGGATTAACGCACGAGTGAAAGAGTTTAACGAAGGCTTACCAAAGGACAGACAATTTACAAGACCAAACAAAAGTGGCAAGACAAGAGAAGAAAAAGCAGGAAACGCTCACCTGCTTGGAGTTGTTTACGAAAAGTTTGGGGAAGAAAAGGCTACTGAATTTTTCAACTACATAGTAGCGAAAGGAGAATGGAGAAACCCTTATTCAATTTCAAGCCTTAAAAACCAAGAGGAATTTGAAAACTTCTACCAAGACCCACAAGAAGAGCAACCTAAATACCTCAATGATACAAAATTTTCTTCATTCGGAAGATACAAATTTGACCAAGAAGAACCAAATTTAGGTTCATTCTACAATGAGGATTCGTTTTATGCAGCGTTAGAATACTATTATTCTAAAAATTACAGTGGTACTGAACTCGTAAAGAAAGTTCGTGAAAGAGTAAAAGAAATTAACTGTAAATATAATAAGTATTAAAATGAAATCTAATAAAGAATATCGTTTCAATGGAAATCCAAAAGAGAAAATTTTCCATGATAAGTTTGTACAAATGTTTAGCTCTGATGGAATGGCTGATAAAACACTATCTGCAATAATCTTTGGTTGGGAAAATGACAGGCAAAATTACCCAAAAGAATATTTGAGTGAAAAAGAAAAAGATATTTGCTTAAATTTGGTTCAATGGCTTGGCTCGCCAGTAGGACAAGGATTTTTAGAGCAATGTGGATTTATAGAAGATAGAGGGTTTTAATTGCAAATGAAACCATATAAATTATTTTGTAGAGAAATCTACAATAATCACCCACAAGGTAAAAGTATTCTTACATTCAGTTTTTGGATGGAAAAATATCAAGAAGAATTAGAATTAGGATACGAATTTATAAATAACTAAGAAAATGGATAAGAATTTAAAGTGGATGCAAAAAGGAAATTTAGGTTGCGTATTTGCAACTTACTTTTCTCAAAACCATGACAAGTATGGTTGGAAAAGATTTCTCAACCCAACGGAACTTCCTGATTTTCAAGACTACTCCTCTGTTTCACTCATATTCGAGGGTTTTGATTTAAAGCAAACGAGATATTGGGCTTTGCAAAATGGCTTTTACGAAGAGAAAATTAACGACGAGTGTATTGGATTGAGGTTGAAAGTCGGTGATAAAGTAGCTTGGGTACAATATTTTGGTCAAGAATCTCATGTTAAGACACGCCAAACACCTTACTCTGAGTTGATTTTCAAAGTTGGCAATCCGATTGATACTTTCCATAAAGTAAAAGTTGAAGAAATCTTACACTTGGCACAAATGGCAATTAATACTTCGATAAAGAAATTTGCTGAATCTTTTTGGAAGAAGTCATTCGAGAATACAAGAAAAATAATTGGACGAGAATTAGGCGTAAAGGAGGCTGCCAAAACAACATGGTACTTTGGATTAACAGAGAAACAATAAACGAATCAACATTCGGGAAGAAGAAGTTTTGCAAATACAGGGATATTTTAATTGTTCAAGAATCTACTTTGAAGAGATTTAATTGTCGTTCGCAAGATTTGAACGCTGATATTGTTATTAGTGATGAAATTTATCACTTAATGAGTGGTACTATTATTAGAATAGGTATTTGGACTTTTCAACTCACATTTCATTGTGAGCCATGTAGCAAAATAAAACATCTTGGAAAGTTGAAAGATTTTATTGGAGATAGGGGCTACCTATGTGAGCCAATTAGCGAAAAAACTGTTTATATTGGCGACATGGTAGAAGTTTTAAGCGAGCCAGTTATTCCACTATTCTCACACGTGGCTAAAGAAAGGGTTATTGATTACATTGAATCAGTTAGAGAAACTACATTTTTAGACGTAGTAAAAAACGCAGGACTATCGAAATCATATTGCCGTTCAATACCAAGTATGATTAGGAATCGAAAGGATTTGTTAATTAGAATCAAATAATCCTTTGATTTTAATTAAATCATGTTTAACTTTGTAAAAAAATAAATGATATGTTAAAAAGAGGCAAAAAGCACGTTGGTGATAATATTCGTGAAGAAAGAAAAAAGCACCCCGAAATGAGCGAGAAACAGGTTCTTGCAATCGCATTATCCGCAGCAGGAATCAAGAAAAAGACTAAGAAGAAAAAGAAGAAAACCAATTAAATTATAAGAAAATGTTTAAAGTAGGAGATAAAGTATTCGATAATGAGCGTGGCTATGGCGAAGGAGTTGTTAGGCGTTTCGGAGGTTTTGATAGTATTATTGTTGACTTTAAAGAGGCATTTAATGTGACTTATACGATTGATGGTAGATGGCTAAGTCATCTACCAGTCACATTATTTAAAAAAGAAGAAAAAATGAAAAATTATTATTATGTAGGTCAAAAAGTTAGCTGTCAAGGTTTTGGTGACGGAATCGTTATAGAATTAAGACAGCATAGTACTTATCCTGTTGTTGTGCAATTTGAAGGACTTCAAAGAGTTTTTACAGAAGACGGAAGATATGAAACTACGCAACTCCCATCTCTTTCTCAAAAACCTCACATTCCTTTAGAATTAGAAGAAGTGGTTTCATTTGAGAAAGGAGTATTGGTTTGGGTTAAAATTCAAGTTTGGGAGGTGAGATATTATTCTCACTACGATGGAAAACAACACAGGTATTTTAACAATCAATTGAAGGATGGATATACTAATCCAACACAAGAAGTTAGAAAATTTTCAGATAACCCTTTAGCATAACATGACCATAAAAGAATATTTATCATCAAGAAATAAGTGTAGCGAATTAAATGATGAGCAATTAAAGGTTCTGATTTCAGATTTAAAGGAGTCAGAACCAACCAAAGAAGAAGTTTTAGAAGCTATGGAGTTTTTCTTAAAAGAATTAGGAAAAACTTACACTAAAGGTTTCGAGGATTGCGTATCTGAACTCGATAAAATAGATGCCAATTTTCTTTCACGTAAAAAACCACCACATTTGAAATGAAAAACGATAACTTGAAAGAAGTATTTTTTGCTCAATATTGGGGGCAAAAAGTTTTAAATGTTTTCCTAAATAATGGAGAATACGAGTTGATAAATCTTAAAGAAAAGGTTTATCCTTACAACCAAGAAGACCACTTATTACTTAAATCGGTTAAGGATATTTCAAATAAAGATGCTTACGGAGTGGGTATTAAGGTGAATTGTTGGAGTTGGGTAGAAAGAAGAATGGATTTCTTTGAGGATGATGAAATGAAAGATACGCACATTGCAAGTGGAAGAAACTTTGCACACTCAATAGGAACAGAGTACGGCTGGGGAATGTCGCATCCATTTGCAGATAATGTTACAGATATTTTGAGTGCCTATGACTTTTTACGCTCAAAAGGATATTGTCTGCCATTCATGGGTTTAAGTATTGATAAATTAATCGATTTAGGTTGGGTTAAAATAATTAAGAATGAAAGCAACAATATTTAAAAACATAAGCCCCAACGAACCTTTTTATATTCCGATTGATATGGCTTTAGAGCGTATCAGAGATGGCAAATCTAAAGAGTTAGTCGAGAAGATTCGGGCTGAAACAGATTCAGAGAAAAAGAACTCTTTAAAAAGAAGGCTTCCGTGTATTTGTTTCTCAGGAAAGTTTACCGAGAGATACGATAATCAGTTAATCGAACATTCGGGTTTCATCGTCTTAGACTTCGACCACGTTAATATCGAGGAGACGTTAAAAGAAGCCTCTGAGAAGCCTTATGTTTATGCCGCATGGATAAGTCCAAGCGGAGATGGTTTAAAGGTCTTAGCGAGGCTAAAAGACGGCTTAAAACACCGCCAACACTTCAAGGCTCTTAGACAAGAATTTCTTGAACATGATGAAGATGGTGTTTTACTATATGAATCTTATGGAGGATTGCCTACATCTAAGGTTGATAGGAGTGGAATTAATGAATCGAGAATTTGTTTTGAATCTTACGACCCCAATATTTATATCAATAAAGATGCAATTCCATTTGAAGGCTTAATCGAAAAGGAAGAGGGTTATGTTTTTGGTAATACTGAGACGGGAACTTGCTCTGCAACAGCAGATGATATTTCCAAACTCGTAAAGTGGCTTGCTAAGGATAATCGCTATTTTGTAAGCGGAGAAAGAAATACCTTTATCTTCGTCTTGGCTTGTGCTTGTTGTCGTTATGGGATTGAGATTGATGATTGCAAACAGTATTGTTATTACGAGTTCTTTCAAAATTCTTCCGATTTTACTAAAGGAGAAGGCGATAAAGCGATTGAAAGTGCTTATCGAACAGAGGGGAAATCTTTTGGAACTGTTTCGTTTAAGAAGGGGGAATTAATTAATGAAAAAGGAGAAACTCCAACTTTCGAGGGTTTACAACAAGGTGATAAGGTTAAAGACGTTGTTTATGCAGATGATGTTCATAATGATATTTTCTCAATCATTGAAAAAGGAAGAGAGGGCATTAAAGGAATTGGAATTGATAAGATGGATAAAGCATTTAAGCAGATGCGTGGTCAAGTCAACCTACTTAGTGGTTATGGTAATCATGGAAAATCTGCTTGGTTGAAATGGTATCTCGTTTGTCGTGCTATTCTATTCGGAGAAAAATATGCTCTTTTTCCACCCGAAGAAGGAGGTGCTGACGAGTTCTACCTCTCCCTTATGGAAATTATTTTGGGATGCGATTTGACTCCAAATAATAAAAATCGTCCTTCAAAAGATAGAATTAATGCTTGTTATGATTTCGTAAAGAGCCATTTCTTCTATATTTACCCTAAAGAGGCGATGCCTACACCTGAGTATATTAAGGAGAGATGTATGTTCTTGATGTTCACTGAGGGGATTTCGGGCTTGGTTATCGACCCATTTAATCAATTAACGAACGATTACAAGGCTTACGGAGGCAAAGTTGACCTTTATTTAGAATACCTCCTATCTGATTTCGATAGATTCGCCTCTATTAATGACCTTTACTTTTGGATAGTTGCACACCCAACTAAGACGATTAAGAATAAAGATGGTGGTTATGACCCACCCACTGAATATGACATCGCAGGAGGGGCAATGTGGAATAATAAGATTTACAACATCCTAATTTATCACCGACCTTTCGCTTGGTCAGACCCAAGTAATCCTTCTTGTGAACTGTATCAAAGGAAGATTAAGAAGAATCGTGTAAATGGAGAAAAGGGATTTATTGGTTTTGAATACGACTTCGTTAGAAAGAGATTTATATTCGATGGCTATGATGTTCTCTCGATTAATAAAATCGCAGGAGATGGAGAAATTAAAGCAAGTTTGTCGACATTTGAAAAAGAAAGTACAAAACACTTGGAAGTTCCACAAATCTCGTCTAACTGTGCAAATGAAGAAAGAGAATATTCAAACGAGTTCGATGATTTTACAATTTAAACAATAAGATAATGAAATTTAAAGTAGGTGACAAGGTTATTCCAAGAAAATTTGATAGTAATAATAGGTATGGTGTTCATTTTGATAGCAACATGAATAACTTTCTTGGAAAAGAATATGAAATTGATTGCGTTTACGAACGTAGTTATGGTTTGAGTTGTGATTGGGCTTGGATTGAAGATGCACTTGAATTGGTTTCAGAGCCACAAGAATACTTCTATGTTGGTCAAATAGTATATTCTCCATTCTTTCAAAATAAAGAAAAAAAAGCTATCATTGAAGGGGTATTTATTGGTGAAGAATATCCAATAAGAATTAGTGCAGATGGATATAATTATACTTTTACATTAGATGGAAAATTAAAAGAAGAACACGATTTTATCTCCCTATTCCAAGAGCCAATTCAATTTCCAGTAAATAAGCCAATTGAAATATTTGAAAAAGGAGAAGTTGTTGAGGTTTCTGATTGTGGCTCTTTATGGATGATTTCTTATTATAGATGTAGAAGTGGAAATGAAAATTATCCTTACAAATGTAGTTCTTTGAAAAGAGACGGAGAGGTGACAGATGGCGTTAATTACAAGAAAATCAGAAAAATAAAGTAATGGCAAAATGGAAAGCAAAAGAAGATTCACCTGTAAAAATAGAAAAGTCTCAAAAGCAGGTAGAATACGAATCAGCACTTTCTTACATTAATTCAAAAGGTTTCGATGTAGAAACCACGATGAAAAGAGCCAAGCCGAAAGACCAAGTTCTTATCACGATTATGAAAGACGGAGAGAAATTCGTCGATAGTCAAGGTAGAGATAGGGTTAAAGTAATTGACTTGGATGTGGATTTGTGTAAGAGAGTAGCTGAAACTGTAATTAATTTATACTTATACTTAAAATCTAAGGAACAATGATTACCGACGAAAAGAGAATTTACCAAGAAATTGACAAGGCTACCGAAAATGATGGGAAATATCACGGAATGTCTTATGAACAGGGTGTTATTAATGCACTCAATTGGGTTTTAAATGGAGAAAAAGATGAAACTTTATTTGAAGATTAACTTGCAGAATTAAATTATTATTAGTAAATTTACACATTATTATAATCATTTTTTACTTTTAAATTTTATTACCAATGGCAGAAATTAATAACGAGTATTCAAACTCGGAAATCATCAATTACCAAGTATCAGGTGCAGAAAAGAAGCTGTATCATTCTTCAAAAGAACCTAAGGAAGGTTATCGCAAAATTGAGATGAAAGAAGGTGGATTCACATATCATCGCTACTTAGATGGATTAATCGGAACACTTTCCTACTTGAATTTCAAGGAAACGCCATTCGGAAAACGTTTCGGCATTTTATTGAGAGATTCAGACTCAACTGCTTCGGTGTCAGTAGCTTTAGACAATGAGCCTTACCGTGTTCTTATCGAGGCACTTTATAACGCTGACTTCTCGAAAGAAATTGCTGTAAAGTTCTATCCAAAATCGGCTGTAACTCAAAAAGGAGAGAAAAAGACTTATCAGAATTGCTTTGTTTATTATACGAAAGAATCTTTCGTCGATAAAGACGGAAAGGAGAAGAATGTTTGCCCTGAGCGTTTAGATTCAAAAGAAGCACCGAAAGGAAAGCAAAGAGCATCAGGAAAGTGGGATTATTCAGAGCAAGAGGAGTGGTATTACGCAAAGGCTTCTGAAATAATCGCTCGTTTCGAGAAGTTTAAGACAGAGAAATCTTTAGATTCAAAGCCTAAGGAGACTCCGAAAGTTGGCGTAGAAGTTGGAAATAATGACGATTTAGATTTTTAATTGTCAAGTAAATATTGTTTAGGGGGTTAAAATCCCCTATTTTTTAAACTTATTTTTGCTAAATTAAATAGAATTTATGAATACAATTGAATATATCAACGGAACGGTAGTTGAGTTTAATAACAAACAGGTGAATGTAAAGGCTATCGACGCAAATGGCACGCAAATCGAGTTCAAAAGATTGCTTAGACATGATGATTTAGGAAAAGAAACTTGTGTATGCGTGAAAGACGAAAATACAGTTATTACGGTTATAAAGTTAAAAGAAGAAGCACTTGTAGCACTTTACGTTGCAATCGGAAATGAATTAAAAAGAGCAAACATTGTCATTCAATGAAATACGACGAAAGAAAAGCAAAAGAACTCGGACAAAAATACGGATTATCTTATTTCACTTTAAATAGGTGGAAAAAGAAGCGAGCGATACCAAATATGTATCTCAATAATAGTGAGAGATTGATTCAAGGAATGACGCTTAGAGAAGCTAAAAGTTACACTAAGCTAACTATTGCTCAAATACAAGCACTCCTTTTTATAGAAAGCGGAGAAGAGAAAGTCGTTTATCACAAAATAACAATCTCGTATTGGTTCTCAGGGAAAAGAAATCCTTCTAAGGAATGGATATATGATATTTTAGACAGAAAAATTACAGAACGCAAAAAACTTGGAAAATGAAAGAATTGGCTGCATTATTTGTATTTATTTTGATGTTGATAATTGTTGATAATATTGTCACAAGTAATAACAAAGATAGAGATATAAGAATTAAGGAACTCGACAGGCAATGGAAATTAGACTCTACTGATAAGGCAGAAAGGAGGAAAATGGATAAAGATTTAGAAACTTTAAGACTAAAATTACAAAATGAAAATTGGAGATAAAGTTTTTTTAAAAAAGTTTTCAAGCAATGATAGCTTGGCATACGTAAGTAGATTTGATAAAATTATAGGCGAAAAAGTTACTGTTGCAGAGATTGATGAAGATGATGGAACTTTTTATGTGTCTGAATTTGATTGTTGGTGGCTCATCTCGGCTTGTGGAAATTATTCAGAACCAGTGAAAAATGAAAGATACTTTTTGTTTACTTACGTGTCAGGTAATAACACTGGAAATATTTGGCTTAAAAATGAAATCGGAAAAGTTCCGAGCAATAAATTCTTAAAAGAACATTCAAGAAAAACTCATGGCTTAGATAATTTAGTAATCACCAATGTTTTCGAGTTTAAATCAGAACAAGACTTTTTAGATTTTACAAGTAATGAATAAACGAGATATTTTAGTAAGTAAGTCTCAATTAGATTGGGCTGAATACAATCCTACTGGATTAAAACCGTCAATGATTTGGAGAAGAATGAATCATCACGGACACCGTTACTATTTCGCTGAGAAAGATGGAGAAATTCTTATTGCTTGCGGAATCACAACAGCTATTGATAGGGCTTTTGGTGAATCTAAATTTCTAAGAGAATGGAAAGATTCTCGACCAAATTGGAAAGAGCAGCTTCAATTAATGGCTGATTATGGAACTCTTTGTCATATCGGTTTCGGGTATCTTTGTAAAGGAGAAGCAATTCCTAAATACCTCATTGAGATAGCTGATGAAACCTTTCACAAGAAAGAGCAATTTAAGAAAGATATGAACTCTTTAAAGAGGTTTCTACAAGATTATGAAGTTGAAGTTTTCTTTTTGGAGGGTATTTTAGGTACTCATTACCCAACGCCTTACGGAAGTGCTTATATTTGTTCAGCAATTGATATGTTTTGTAAACTCACCGTTACCGTTACAGAAGAAACAATGGTTGAAGACGGCATTTATGAGCGTGGAGGCACTGTAAACAAGAAGGGCGATATAAAGTATAAGAAAGTAAGAACAGAGACGAGAAAGCAAGTTTTTGGAATCGTAGATTTGAAATCTAATTATGAACATAAAGATGAAAAGTCATTCTTCGAGTCTCACAAATATCAGTTAATATTTGGAAGGAAATTAATCTCCCAATACTTTGATAAGTCGGAAGAAGAAATTCAAATGTTCAATCTCTCTCCTTTGGGTTGGAACAAAGAACCCAAGTATGAATTGAAAGAACATTTTGATAAAGAAAATAGATTCGGATTTACTGACCAACAAAGATTAGAGGCGAGATTAAACATCGCAGTCATGGAAGGCTTAGTTACTCCAAGCGGAGAAATGATGGAAATTTCAGATGTCATTGACCCTAAGGCTGACTTTGATTATCGCATTTTAAGATACGAAGACAAAGCGAGAGAAACTTTAAACGATTTAAGCAAAGATGTATAAGGGTTATTTAATCACAGTTTTCTCGTACATAGACAAGGGTGTTACAATGTTTAGGGTTTATGCTAAGAATTTACAAACAAATGAATTGGTTAATCCAATAATTAATGGGAAATTCTTAGCAACTGAATCTTATAAGGAGTCCTTGAAATTAATTAAAAAACATATAAACAAGAAATAAAATGTCAAAAGAAAGTAATTCAAACTCACGAATAAGTATTTTAGGTTTATTAGGTGTTGCATTTGTGGTTTTAAAGCTAACAAAAGCAATTGATTGGTCATGGTGGTATGTCACTATGCCTTTTTGGGGAGGTTTAGCGTTGCTAATAATTATAATATTTATCGCTTTTATCATATCAATCATAAGAGACTAAGATGAAATTTCAAAAAGTAAAGGCAGTTCAAGATGATAGTTGTCACTGGTACGTAATTCCTGCCGAATTGGAAGAAGAATTTAATAAAGATGTCGATGAAAGTGATGAAGACTTGGATTTTGACGAAAAATACGGAGAGTATAGGACTGGTGGTGACTTAAATTTAACTCAATTATACGCACAAAAATGAAAGCAGAAGTAGTTTTATCAATCATATTTGGCGGTCTATACATAATCGCATTAGTAGTATCATTATTCACTAAAGAGGAAGAAGTTACTATAACTTCCGATTTAATAATTAAGAAATGAAAAAGAAAGTATTACATCCGAGCGAAAGAATTGTTTTTGGAAAACAAAGATTACCTCAAAACACAAGAGGAAATTCAAAATCATTCAGTAGGACAGAAATTGCAAACGAGGCTTCAAATTATCTAAACAATTTTCCCCAATACATTGAAGATAATAACAGTTTCGGTGGAGGAGATTTTGGTGGCGGTGGAAGTGGTGGAGAATATTAAAAACAAAAACGGCACTAGTGTGTAATTAGTGCCGTAATATCAACTTGAAAATTTCTGATTCTTAATCTCTATTTGAGAGTTAATATTCGTCACAAATGTTCTGATTCCATTCTTATCGACAGTAACCATAGGTTGTTGTCTTTTTACAACCTCCTTAGTTAGTCTCTCAATCTTCTTGGTTAACTCCCTTACATCAGTGTTATTCTTAACCTCAGTTTTACTAATCACATAAGGGCTAATCTTCTGAATAAACGAATTACTGTCAATCAATTTCGTTCCCATTTTAAACCTATCGATAACTTCATCTCTTGTTGGTCTTTTACCTAAGAAACGAGTCATTTGCGTCATATCAGCTTTAGAGAATACCGCTTCATTAGGGTGAAGTATAGCTAATTTTCCTCCACGATTATCTACTGTCGCACCGCTTAAACTTACAGAAGTATTATCCGTTCCTTTCTCGAAGCCACCTATTCTTGGAATATCAATTGTAGGAATGACAATTGTTGGAGGTGTTGTTCCATTAGATAACGCCTTATATAAAATTGTTATTTCCTCTAATTGTTGCTTTAATTTAGCAAATGCCTCCGCACTAATGTTTGCCGAATCTACCAAAGCACCTGTTATTTGATTGATTTGTGCTTGTAATAAAATCTTCAAAGTGGTAAAGCTATTTAGAATATCAGCATTTTTCTGCAATTCTAAATTAACTAAAATCTGATTGTGGCTTAGTGTTTCAGTTTGAATAAGGGTATTCTTATTTTTCTCTGCAATTAAAATAGCGTCAGCCTTGTCTTTTTCCCTTTTGATTTCATCTGCTTGGAACTTAATAGCAGCCAAATCTAAGTTATCACGAATCTGTTTCTGAATCTTCTCTGTATCGGTATATTCCTTGCGTTTTTGCCCTTCCGAGTTAGCAATAAAAGTCAATTCTTCATTATACCATGCCTGTATTTTGGCAAATTGTTCATCACGAGCCTTTATTGAAGCATTAATTGCATCAATTTCTGATTGACTCATTCCCTCTGTAATAGCTTTTGATGCTAACGGAAACGCTTGTTCGACAGCCAACCTCTTAGCAGCAAATTCACCCCTTACACTTGCTAATGATGCTTCATTAGTGATTAGTGCTTCAAGTTGTGCAGAACCAGCAGCAACAATAGCTAAGGTTTCTTTATTATAGGCTTGATTAGCTTTTAGGTCAATTAAGTCATATTTAGCGTTAATATTCTTAACCTCTAAATCATAAGCCTTTTCAATATTACTTACCTGCTTATTATATCTATCGTCTTCTTCTTTTACAGCCTTATTGTAATTAGCTGTAATTTGTTCTCCGTGTTTAATTTCTGCTTGAATCCTGTCTTCAATACTTGTCTCTGCTAATACGCTAAATTCCTGCAATTTAGACACATCAAATATAGAGCCATAAACTTCACTAATGCTTTCAAAAGATGAGCCAATGGAATTTAAACTCGAATCAATTATTCCCATAATCTCTTTAAGGGAATTTAGTTGGTCTTCAAGTAAAGCAGCTTGTCTTTCTAATGCCACATTAGTTGATAAATCGTCAATTACAGACACAAGATTTCCAATCGCTTGAACCCAATTGCCCGAAGCTAAGGAGGTAAAGAAGCCAATAGTCTTTTGTTCTGTCTCTAAATCCTTTTGTTGTTGTCTAATTCTAAATTTATCAAGCTCTGTTTCTGCATTTCTAAGTTCTTGACTTAACTTCTCTTGTTTGATTGAGAATATATCGCTCAAAACATTTTTTCCAGCCTCGTATATAACATTCAAGGCTTCTTTTATAATTTCTTCTCTCTTTTTTAATTTCTTTTTTAGCTGCTCCGATTGCTCATCAGCCAAATTAGATGAAGCGTCAACGTACTGTTGCTCTAAAACCAAGACTGTATTAAAGTGAGATTTGTACTCCAAGGGTTCTATACCCTTTTCCTGTTTTAATCGCTCTAACCTAAGTTTAGCAAAAACCAATTGTTGATTCAATGAGTCTTTAATGTCTGCAAGAACTTTTAGGTTCTCTTCTTTTTGAATCTCGGTGATTTCTTTAGCCGTTTTAGCGTGAGAAATTTTATCAAGAAGTCTTAACGAATCCATCAAGTTGTACTTCTTATCTAATAATTTAGATGATTCTTTTAAATTATCCTCATCTACCTTTTGTAAGTCTTTTGCATACTTCTCGGCTATCTTTGTCTTATTTTTCTCAGATGTTTCTTTTGCATCTTCAAGAACTTTGTCAATACCTTTGCTGAACTTAACTCTATTGTCTTGGCTTTCCTTTTCAGCCTTTTCTACTTCTTTCCAAAACTTCTCAGATGCCTCCAAATCTTTCTTATCCCAAACTCTTGTAAGATTAGCAAAGTCTTCTCTGTATTTTCTATCTATATCTTCGAGTGCCTTTACTTTTTTCGTCTGACTTCCTTTGGCGTTAACTACACGTAACTCTGCGTACTCTTTCTCTAAATCAAGAATTTGTTTTTGATTTTTACGAGTTTGTTGTTCAGCTTTTAGTGCGTTAGTTTCATCTAAAATTAACTTTTGCTTATTAGTATCCTCTTGATATTTTAAAGCCTTTTCGTTGGATTCACGAGTCTTTTTGCCTCCATTTTTAATATTGTCCTCTAAAGTCTTATCAACTCCCAATGAATACTCCTCATCAAGTTTCTTTAAAGCCTCAGTAAAGTCTTTTCTCGTCTTATATTCTCCATTCTTTTGTCTTTGAATAATTTCAGCGTGTCGAGTCGTATATTGTTTTTGCTCTTCCAAAGCCAAGCCATTGCTTACTTTTTGAAGTAGTAGTGTATTCTCCGAATCTTTTACACGAAGGTCTTTTAGTTTCTTACTTTCTCCTTCATATATTACAGATTCTTGCTGAATAAAACCTCTAACATTTGATGATGTTTTTTCTATTGCTTTATTATAGTCTTCCGCATTTTTCTTGCGAGTAGCATCTAAAATCTCTTCTTGTGCGATTTGTAATTTAATATCAGCAGAACGGTCAGCCACCTTTTCAGCCAATTTTTCCATAGCCATTAATTTAATCTTTCTCTCGATAGCTGTATTGGCACGACTTACAGCGAGTGCCACCTCGTTATAAGTAGATTTCTCTCTGTCTAATTGAGAAAAATATTCGGGTGCTAACTTTATTAAAGTGTCTATTTGGTGTTTGTATCCCTCGCTTCCAAAAGTAAGTCCTTTTAATGACGAAGCAACGGCATTAATTCTCGCTTCCTTGCTTAATAGATTTTTAATATCAGCGTCATTAGCTTTGATATTTTCTAAAGTAAGTTCTTTACTTTCTTCGGCAGTTGCATTGTATAATTGATATGCAGCAATAGCCGTTCCAATAGCAATAGTAATTAATCCTATCGGGTTTTTTAACATTGCTCTATTAAATGTATCTGCTGCAATAGCAGCTTCTAATTGCGTTTCTGTTAATAGTAAATTCGCAGCAGCCTGTCCCTGCGTTAAAAGAATAAACTCTCCCTTTATGACTAACCAAGCCTTTTCTGCTACTGCCATAGCAGCCGTAGTTGCAGCAGATATTCTCTGAGCGTTATTTAATAGGGTATAGGTTAAAATTAGTGAGCCAATCGCTTTTGTGTATGCAATTGTTCTTTGAACCGCCTCGTCAGTTCCGAATAGCGTTTTTATTAAAGCATTAGCAAAGTCGATAGCACTTTTAGCCGAACCTGATAAAGCATCGCCAATTCTTGCCGAAGCGAAGAAGAATGTTTCACTCAATTTATCCAATCTACCACGCACAGTATTTGCCATAATATCCATAGCACCTGCAAAAACTCCTCCTTGCAAACCTGCTGATAAAATAGCATCTTTAAATTGAGAAAAACCTACTTGTCCATTCTTAATATCTGCTTGAAGTTCTTGAACAGACTTTCCTGTTCTTTCAGACATTACCGCTAACAAAGGAAATCCAGTCTCTGTGATTTGGCGAACCTCTGTCCCCATTAATCTACCAGTAGCTTGAACTTGACTAAAGGCGTAAGTTAAGCGACCTAATCTATCTCCACCACCTAAAGCAGCAGCACTATTACCTAAAGATTCAAGGATAATAGGAACTTCTCTACCAATAGTTTCGCTCGAAGCTCCAGCAGCCTTAAACGCTCCAACTAATTGATTGGTTGATTTAATTACTTGCTCAAAGTTAAGAGGAGTTTCTAAGGTGAATTTCTTTAAATCAGCAACTAACTTATCTCCATACTTCTGCCCAAGCAAGTTAGCCATTGACAATTCAAATGCTTCCACCTGAGATTGTGCATCAATCATTTCTTTGGCAAAAGCACCAATTGACATAGCACCGAAAAGACCGATTAGTTGTGAGCGTAAGCCTGTCAAACTCGTAAGAGAAGTAGTGAATCCTTCGGAACTTTTTTTAGCCAAATCTAAAGCAGCAGATTGTTTCTTGATTTCAGCAGTAGATAGCTGAGTTTGAAGCGTAGATTGCTTAGTGGCATTAGCTTGCTCTAAAGCATCTCTTTTGATTTGCTCTGACACAATGCGAGACGCACCAGCGACCCCTGATATACTTAAACCAAGTTTTTTGTACTCATTTACAAGTTCAGAAAGTGCTTGTAAATCAGCAACCGTAGTCAGCCTGATACTATCGCCTAAATTTGCCATCTTTACTCTTTATATTTGTGTGTGGATTTTTTTTGAACTATTTCCAAAATAGAAACAGTTCGCTTACTTCTTATTACTCTTTTCAATAGCTTTATTATGAGCTTCAATTTCTTGATTTACAAGCTCTTTATAGTTGAGATAATCGAGAACACTTTGGCGTTCGACCTCTCTTTGACTAAGTTTAATATGGTTCGATATAACTTTACAGTCCGAGACGAACCTTTGCCAAGCTGTAATTCTTCCAATACCTCTTTGGACTTTAAAATATCCAATATCAGTAACTTTTTCGAGGTGTTGTATTGGTTTTTTTCGCTCTCCGTCATTTGACTTTCCTCCTTTGCCCAATAAGGTGTAAAATCCATCAATCGTTGCACCCAATCCATCGAACTTAGAGATGAAAGTTTCCAAAAAAAAAGCATAAACTCTTCTCCGTTGTCTGCATCCATAGCAGCAGACATGAGTTTAATTTTATCTACGTTATGGTCAAAATCAGTCTTATAAGGGCTTTCGCATGGATTTATTAGAGCCAAAGCACAAAGTTCAAGCATTGCACCTGCAATATTGAAACTCTTTTTATGTTCCTCGTAAATACGAAGTGTCACAAGTACTTCGTCGCAAGCCTTAACTGCCATTCTTGGGTCATCTACGTTCTTACGAATGTCTTCAATCTTTTCAATAGCCTCATTAATGTAATCAGAAGAAACCTCCTTACTTAAACCAATTGAACTCCAAAAACGCACATTCTCCTGATACTGTAAGAAACGCTCTGCCGAAAGCATTGTCAACCCCTTGCAGAATGTGTAAAATGGAACTCCATTAATCTCAAAAAGTGGTTCTAATTCAATTATTCCTTTTGATTGTGCTTCTATAAAGTCAGCACATGGTTTTTTAAACTTCTCTAATAAATCAATCATTTTGTATTAGTTCTTTATATGAAACTCGAATGTTTAGTGCCAACTCAAAAGCATAGCCTTGAAATGGTTTATTTACATCAAAGTCGAAATATTTATCATAAATTTCAGTGCTACCAAAAGTCAGGTCAAGCGGAAGAAAATCGTATTCGTCTAAGGATTCTATAATCAATGCAAGGTCGTTATATTCGTCAGTCATAACAACCATATTAACCCTTAGAGGAATGGATTTAGATTTATCAATCGTTACTGTTCCATTGACTACAAAGAATACTAAAAGTTCTCTTTCGTAACTTATTGGTCGAAAACTACCCATAGCGTTTAATGGTCGAAGAACTTGTTCTTCTCTACTTCTTGTAGCTTCTACCAATCCTACTATTCTGTGCCTCTTGTCGCACATCTTGTCTGATAGTGCCGTTTTTAATTCTTCGAGTGTAGTCATCTGATTTTATTTCAAATTCTTTGTCTTTCATTAAATTCTAATGTCTTTCATAATATTCAATATTTATAAACGCTAAAAGGCTTACAGCCTTGCTACTTGTTTAAATCTTGCCATCACTCTTATTAATTGAGAAGGGCTTAATTGAAAACCTATTCCTGTTTTATTTTCCTGTATTCTTGCCAATTCTGCGTAAGTGATTTGCTTTCCTCTTACATTTCTATTGGTAAATCCAAGTGTTCTGATAAATAGATTACTCGTACTTGCGACAGGGATTCTCTTATCTACTACAAAGTTGTTAAATAAATCGCCAGTGACGTATAATGTATGAGCAGATGTAGGCAAACTTCTTTTTCTTCTAAACCTAAATTGTCTCTCTGAGTATCTACTACCTTGATATGGATTATTACTAACTCTGTATCCGCCATCAACTAATTGACCTAATTTCACCCTGTTTAGAATGGTTGTTCTTGCCAAATCTACTGCATCATCCAACGCAACTTGGTAGTCTAATTTACGTTGCTCTAATTGTGCAATAAGGCGATTTAAACCTGATAAGTCGGCTGTGAACATTGTGAAACAATTTAGTTAGGCTGGTATAGTATATTTTGGATATTGTCTAACAGTAATCGAATCTGCAATGCCTGTTTTAAAAGGAATTGAGCCAGTTTTTCCGTCTAAAATCTCGACTGATTTACATAATTTTCCATTCAAGAATAATTCAACTGTAATATCTCCACAATTCTTATTGTTACAAATAGTAAAAACATACCTCTCATTATCATTAACGGAAATATTTTCATTACTCAATTCGTAATTTGAATTGAAAACTACATTGCCAAGTGAATCAGTTAATTTATACATGAAACTGTCGTATTTTAACTTAAAAATACAAAATAATTAGGAGAAAACCTAATATTGAAAATATATTTTACAGTTTACTTGACAAGTGTTATTTTAGTAACTACCTTTGAAGAAAAATAACTAAATATATGGAGAAACAATATCAAACAACGAAAGAAGAATGTCAAAAACGCATTGACAATAAAGATGGTAACTTGTGCACTCGCTGTGGCAATAAATTACATCCAATAGAAACTGTGGACAATAGTGATAATCCTACTTTTTGGAGTGGTTGTAGCGATTGTGGGTTTTTCGACGGAGGCACTACTAAAGAGATATATCAAATATCTGAAAGAATGGTTAATGAAAGAAACTTTAGAGCGTATAGTTATATGCAAAGAGAAGACTATGACTCAGATTATTGGGTTAAGTCGCAAATTAGTGGCACATTTTTAGTCGTTAGAGACATATTAAGGCTCAAAGAAGAAATTAAAAATAACTAAATATATGCCAATTTTTTATGGAAAGAGTGAAGATGGCTCTGATGCAAAAGAATTTAAAGGATTTCCTGTTTCAGATTGCGGTGAATATTGGGGAGATTCTCCGCAAAGTGCAAATGAAGCGAAGAAAATAGGTAAAAAAGTTGAATGGAAAATGAGAATTAAAAACTTACAAAACAAGATATGAAAGCAACAGATTTATTAAGATTCGTTTTAGAGGAAACCATTGAATATAATTGGCACAATGATGATGTGATTATGTTTTTACCAATATATCAAATAGAGGATTTTCAGAAAGTATTAAATTGCGAATCAGTTTATGACGATAGTGGTATCGAGTGCTATATGAAAAATGGTTATTTGGCTATCGAAATGAAGTATGTAGTTGATTACTTTGGATTTAACTTAGAAGATATATTTAGGAAATAACATGGAAAATAAAGAAGAAATTTTGAGGGCAATTAATATTGCAATAGAGTATTATACAGATTTCGCTGAGGCGGAATATAAAGAGTTGGTCGAGAATAATATGCAGAATGGAGTGTGTGATTTCTTAAAAAGACAAGGTTTTGAGTATCCTATTTACGGGAAAATAAGCAATTTAGGAAAGGACTTCTTAATGGATAATTTTAAGGCGTTTAAAAAGGAATACAACTTCTGCTTGAAAGGTTATCACAAAAGAAGTCTTTGTTGGAGTAGATTTATTCCTGCATTGTCAACTGATAGAGCAACTATGAATCAATCATTGGCGATAAGATTGAGGATTCTAAAGGCTATTAAAATTCAATTAGAATCCTTATATTTTAATTAAGCATAAGAGCCAGCTTGCGGAATTAATCCACTAACGCCATCGGACGAGAAACAGATAGAGTCATTTAGCAAATCCGATATATTGGTAATTCCTAAGTGCATTAATTTATAATAAGACTCTTTTAGTTCGGGAATAGTAAATTCTCGCAAATCTGAAATATTAGAATCAATATACCAGCCTCGCTCGTTAGATGTGATTTTGTGATTTAAGATGTTGAGTGCAACTTTATACTTAAAGGCTTCGTTGAAAAACTCCTTGTACTCGCATAGAATATCTTCAAGATTGCATCTAATGGCAGCGTTGATACAAAATACTTTACAGTGAGTTTTAATCAAAGTCTCACAACTCATATATTCGCAAGGCTCTATGATTCCGTGTTCATTCTCGCAATCACATACAAGATATTCGCAACAGCCAGTGTTCTTAAAAACATGACCATCGCAAGAAGCGGTTTCTAAAACTGCCGTTCCAATATTAATTCCTACGAAGTAATGGGTAGAGTCTTTTGAGTAGAATCTTTTGTCGATTGAGATGGTATTTTTTCCTCTGTTTAGGTCAAAATCCTTTACGTAAACCAAATCGCCACTAATTAAATCGGTTACACGAACTTGAACCGAGCCTGAGCGATGTGCAAATAAATCGTATCCTCTTAAATGGTACTCGGTGAATTGGTGATAAGGAAGTTCGATTCTGTAACCAATAGTTCCTTTATTCGTAAATAGTTCAGTTTTTACCGAGCCACTATAAGGTTTAGTCTCGGAAACAATGTGGTTAAATTTCTTTCTTTTAAGTAGTTCTAATTCGAGGTCTTTTAAGAAATCCTTGTAAGCAGAATCATTTAACTGAGTAAAGAAATCAGAAAATCTTTGTTGTTCATTCTCCTTTAATGCGTGAACAATATTAGATGAAACGCCCATTATGTCGTCCACGTAATAAGCAGATTCGCCACCACAAAGTCTTATTCCTACATCAAAACAATTCATTTCTTAAAATTTATTTAAAGGACATGGAGAATCGCTCCATAATTTAGCTTCTATAATACACCCACAGCCTCTCTCGTCGTCATGTTCTTTCATTGGGTCACAATATGCGATACCACAAAAAGAAGATTGCAGAGGGCAATCTTTGGTGCAAATCTTTTTCTTTCTCTTATATTCAAGAGTATCTTCTTCCTCGAATCTATCTAATTTATATAGGATTAAATTTTTATATCCTATATAAATTTCAAGAAGTTGGTCTTTGAGGTTAATTATTTTTTGCCACATCGTGAACAGCCTGTTGGTTTTGATTTCACAATCGTGGGTCTTTGAATCTTTGGGGTTGGTTTTACTACGCTCATAGCTTTATTTCTTTTTCGTATCTTTGAAGAATACTTAAATACGTATTTTCCTCGATATGGTTTCTATTTAATTCAACTTGTTTCTTTCTTAAAAGGATTCTTAGAGCCTCTGATTCGTACAAGTAATTGAAAATTTCAATCATCTTTTCACGATACAAATAAACTCCATCCTTCTTTTTGTTAAGGTATCCACCCTTACCAACCTCGTACTTAATCTTAATTGGGTGTGGCACTTTGTCTAAATAAAGGAGTGTATAGCAACATTGGTCGGTTATACTTCCTGCTTTTTTTTCTGAATCACCAAAGACTTTAATGGATGATTCACCCAACTGTCTAAATTCTAACATTTTACTCACAAGTTTTAGTTACCTTATTACAACCTACAAGGATTTCTACATCAGATAATCCTGTATATTCAATATTAATATCGCCACCTTCGAGACTTACAAGAAATGCGTTATCCTCGATAGCGTCTAATTCGTCTAAGAAGTCGTCATTTACAAAAGAACCGTCTTTTGGATTGCTATTTAATTTAATTTGTTTTCCGTTATATATAACAGTTATCATTGAATTTGAAGTTAATGTCCAAGTACAGGTTTTTATTGATAATATCCAGTTGCAAACTAAAGACGTAGGCGAGTCAATTGTTGGTAGATTTACGCCACATTTCTCATTCAAGTATTTATAACCACTTTCACAAGTTGTTGTAATCCATACATCAAATCCGCAATATAATTGGCAATCATTTGCCGTTACTTGAATCTTTTCTTTCTCAGAATCTTTGAAAGTTATTTCAGCATGATAAGTTCCTTTTGCAAGGTATTCGCTTGGTTTCCAGTTGATTGTAGCCAAATTATCAGTTACGGTAACTGATTGGCAATATTCTCTGCCAGCAACTTTTATGTAACAAAATACTTCTTCATTATTGAATGGCGACAAATCTACAATAAATCCATCCGAACAATAATTTAATGAATTTATATCCTCTTTACACTCAAATATATCGCAATTAGTTTGCATCTATGGTTTCTTATCCTTAATTTTACATTAAATATAAGAAAAAACAATTTCAAAAACAAATTTATTTTCTACTTTATCATTACCACTATGAACAGGAAACTGACTCTCACGCAAGACGAAATCACATTATTAGGGCTAACACACAGTACAGTTAAGAATAGATACAGGCTAACACAGGAACAAATAGAACAGGTTTACGAGTATAGAGGACTAAGAGAAGAAAATAGCGATGGAATAGTAGATGCCTGTAATAATGTAGGTGTTTCTCCGAAAGATGTTAAAATGATTTGGCTAAAAACTAAGAGCGAATCTGTGAGAGTTGAGAATCCCTATTACGAAGAAAAACAAGAAAGAGAAGTGGTTGATATTTTAGGAAATTTCCTTGCAAAGTTTGAGCCACTTTTAAAGCCGATTGAAATTAAAAAAGTTAGTGTTTTGGGTTTAAGTAATTCATTTGATAGATTAGTATTTACAGATACTCACATTGGTATGACACCAAATGAGGACGGCTATTCTCTTTATGGCGGTAAGTGGGATAAGGAAGAAGTGGAAGATAGATTGATAAGAATAGTTAGTCACGCAATGTATAACCAAAAATCAAATACGCTCTACATTGATGATTTAGGCGACTTCTTCGACGGATTCGATGGCAAAACTGTAAGAAGAGAACATGATTTGCCTCAAAATATGGGAAACCAAGAAGCGTTTGATTTAGGGTTTTCTTTCAAGAGAAGAATGATAGAGGCGTTTCTTTTGACTTATGACAAGGTTATTTGTCATAACGTGTGTGAATCAAACCATTCAGCATCTTTTGATTATATAGCAAATTCGGCAATTAAGACTTATATGGAAGCGTGTCATAAAGGAAGAGTTGAGGTTTATAATCACAGAAAGTTCATTGAACACTACAATGTAGGAAAATACATATTCATTCTCTCTCACGGCAAAGACTCTAAGAACCTAAAGTTTGGATTTAAGCCACATTTAGATGCCATACAAGAGGGTAAAATAAATAACTATATAGATGAACACTTTTTACTTCAAAAAGACGTTGTAATCGAGTTTTCTAAAGGAGATAGTCACCAATATTTATTCGACAACTCAACTTCGGATAGATTCAATTACTACAATTACCCAGCGTTATCTCCTTCTTCTAATTGGGTTCAAACGGGATATAAGAAAGGTAAAAGCGGTATCGTATTTTTTAACTACAATGAAGAGGGAAAATTATTTAGTGAATTATTTTTTAACTGGAAGAGATAATATGTTACAAACTTTTAAGAGTGAAATTTACCCAATACAGTTTGTATTTTCAGTTCATAATAATCCTAATGAAATATGCGATTTTGTGTTTGAAAAATATAGACCCAATGACTTATTAATGGCTACATTGAAAGACGAATTGTCTGAGTTTTATGCAGATAGTTGGTATTGCCATAATCATCATGGATTAATCATAATAAATACAGATAGATATTTAGACTCTTATTCTTGGAAATCAACTTTGAGTCACGAAATTAGTCACGCCACATTCTTTGTGTGCGAAAGACTTGGAATAGATTATACAGTTTCACCGCAAGAAGCGTATTGTTATTTGAATGGTTGGATTACAGAAAAGATTTATTCACTAATAGAAAAAGATATAGCCAATATATGAGTCTTGGCTATATTGGTAATTTTAGACTGAATCGAACAATCGTCTGCCAATTCGTATTTGGCTGTTTTTCCGTTAAACTATAAAATTGTGACGATAAAAGGATTTGAACCTTTAAAAAAGGATATTCTAAGTATCCTATGTCTTCCATTTGCATCATATCGCCTTTTAGGGTATTATAACGGGGTCGAACCGTTACCAATAGATTCACAATCTATCCGCCTACCTTTAGCGTAATAACACCATGTAAAAGAGACAGGATTCTCACCTATATCAACTCTCCCCATAAAAGTCGTTTTAATTAAACTACGCCTTAGATTCGGATTAGGGATTTGAACCCCAACTATTTGCTTCAAAAACAAATTTGCTAACCATTACAACAATCCGAAATAATTTAATTCTACGCATCTACACACGACCTATGAATTAATAACAGTCTTAATCGTCTATCGAGCAAGATTCCAACTTGCGAACTCCTGTGTCCAAGACAGGCGAGGACGGGCTGACTCCTCCACCGATAGTTAAAATAAAAATGGCTTCTCAAATTAATGAGAAGCCATTTTCTAATATTGAAATTCAATACATAGTCAGCACTCCTCAAATAAATTTTGCGGTAGTTGGCGTTGAGTATGTAGAGAAATGTTTTTCATGTCACAAATGTAGTACTAATAAAATTAAATTCCAAATGTTTTTAAATAAAAAAATCCGCACAATGACAAAACTATACGGATTTTTTTGTGTAGGCTACTTAGAAATTCTTTCTCGGCAGAACTTTTGCTGATATTGAAGCTGCCATAGTTCCTGTTCCTGTACCCAAGACTTTGTAATAACTATAAGGGTTTCCTGTTACAATCCAAATTGTTCCTTGCGTTGCAGTATCAGTAAGCGTCAATGAGGAAGCACCCGAAATAGCATAATAAATACTTCCGTCGATACTACCTGTTAAAGTTACTGTTCCACCAACTGTTCCCGAAATCTTAGTTACCTTTACCTGTACTGTTACGGTCGAATAAGGTGCAACCAAGAGTTTTGTCAATGGTGCTGTGCCAGCATTTGTTAATGTATCTAAAGCAGGTACAAAGTTCGTCGCAGGATTTGTCTGAGCAAATGTCAAACTTGAAATTAATAAAAAGAAAGCTAAAATTAAACTTTTCATTGTTGAGTTGGTTTTTTTGATTAATCAATGTGAAATTTCAATGGCAAATATACGAAAAATATTTCTTATTTCCAAGTTATCAATAAAACGCAAAAATCCCTTCAATCGTCATAAATTGAAGGGATTTTAATATCAGTGAGTCCAACTTTCGGATTACGAAATGTCTTCGGCTTCGCCTCAAATTATCGCAATCCTTTTGGTTGGAAATTTATTCTTCGACATATAATACTAACCTTATTTTCTTTCTCAAAATAGTATAATAAGAAAGTTCCCCCACATCTCCTGCAACAATGCCTTTTTCTTCTTCGGTCGGCTTGTGTGAAATATGGTTAATTTCTCTAATTATTTGCATTATATCGTCGTCATATACTGCTCCTTTTTCAAAAGTTTGGTCGAATTTCTTTTTCATAGTTTCATACCATAATTATAAGCCGCTATGTTTATAGTTTTATTTTTTAATTAGTCCTTATTCATAACTGGCGACTTCGTGAAAGCGGTGTTTGGATCGTTCTGAATCTCCAACTAACGTAAAAAGTAAAAGATGGCTGTTCGTTTCTCACTACTCATTCATTATTTTACTTTCGGTTGGAAAGACAAATATAACACAATTATTTATTATTGCAAAATAGTTTGTACTTTTTCTGTCTCATATATTTCATATATAAATATCGACCCACTTTCGCAACCAGTCGAGCAAGCGTCAATGTTCTTGTAAGTTTCTTCCTTGAAGTTCAAAGTTCCATTTCCGATGCTTTTTCTTCCGAACCCTTCTGAGTCATTATTATAACTCCCCAACATTAAAGCCTTTTTACCGTCAATCTTAAACTCCTTCTTGAATACTGAAAGGAGTTCGAGATGTTGCTTGTGATTTAAAAGTCCTGTATAAAATTCTCTTTGTGTGCGAATAATCACATTAAGAATAGAAATATCACCAGTAGAAAGAGTCTTCTGTTCTTCCTCATTCAAGTACGTAGCGGTTTTTAATTCTAAGAATAAGCGATGTCTATGATAAAATCCGTTTGCGTAATATTCGATTATTTTCTCATTTTTTGGTGCTTTTTTGACTACGTTAAATTGATTGGCAAAAGCAACTATACATCCATCATTGTTAATGAAAGCGAGTCTATGGCAACCAATTTCGCAGAACGAGAAACTAATCCCTACATATTTGGAGCAGAGGAAGCAGAATTTATCGTTTAGTAAATAAACTTCCTTTACCGCTTCCTCTGCTCCTTGAATAGTCGCTGTTGAGCCATTATATTTCTTATCGAAGTAAATCCTTATTCCATATCCCAATTCGTCAACTCCGAGATTCATCCCGTTGATTAAGAGGATTAAATCATCAATTGTTCCTCCTTCAAATTCAAGAATCTCAACTTCTCCAACGATTATGTTAAACGCAGGAATGATTTCCTTGTCTAAAATGGTTAGATTAAGATAAGAGGTATCATCGTTCGGTATTTGATACAAACAACTTTTGTCAATTATTTTATTAATCTCTACTCCGCAATTACAATCAGCGTCACTTATTGACCCAATATTCTTAACAACTGCTAATTTTAATTTACAAGATGGTAATGCTGATTTTGGAACAGCAAGTGACCACCATTCTCCCAAAGCTATATTTATTGGCTTTAGGTACAATGGGTCGTTAATATCGGAACTAAATCCTACTTGTTTTACTCCAAAAGTTATCATATTAATTCTATCACCTGTAAATAAATTAATTCACTTTTTGTTTGAGAAATAGCGTATTCCAAAGATTTTACGAATCCTTTTCTCTCTACTCCGCAATAGTCAAAAGATACACAACCCATTAATCTACTAATATCTATTCCGCAAGAATCAAGTTCGAGGTTGTAAAGGAATTTTCCAATAATCGGCTCGCTTAAAATATCTTGGTCTTCTGCAATAACTCCGCCCTCTTCAATACATCCGCAAGAATAATCGTCATCTGATGAGAAATTATAATTACCAGTTCCGCTTGCGAAAAGAGAATTTGTTAACATAAACTTTCTCCAGCGATTCAAATTCCTCACAGGAGTTATCCTAAGATTAATCGCTCTGTCGTTCTGATAAACCCCTGCATCTATATATTCGTTTGTTTCTGCGTATCCTGTCTCTTTATTTACAATAATCCAATGAATCTCGTCTTTCTCTTTTTTCTTTCTAATCTGTTCGCTAATAATAGATGAAGATGAACTCCAATCATTTAAGAGAGAGAGCGTATTTGCTGAAATGACATATTCTGTTTGATATTCCCTCGTCGAATTGTATTCTAAAGAGCCGAATTTACTTTCTGACTTCCAATTATTATATCCTACCTTTATATTCGAGTAAAGTAGGTCTGCATTTACAACTCTTTTAACCGAAATTGGTTCTAATTTATACGGAGTCCTGCAAACCATAAACTCACATCTTGATAATACCGAAACCTTCGTGGCTTCTATATTTATCGAAGCTGGATATTTATTATTTAACTCCTCAAATAACTTAGATAGACTTACATTTATCGAGCTATTCTGCCCTTGCAATCCCTCGTTATTAGTTAAATATCCATCAAATTCACAATCGTCGAATAGATAAGACACTAATTCTGATGTCGAATTAGTTGATTGAGTGATTATAGTTTCAAAAGCATCTCTTACACTAATCGCCTTAACTGTTTTCCATTCTATTGGCTCTTCTGAACACCTTAAAACAGAAAGTCCTGATGAATCATTATATGTATATGTGTAAGTCAATGGCTCTGTCACTGACTTAGCATACAAGAAAATCTCATCGCTAATACCTATGTAGAAAGTTTCATTAATTGTAATAGTCCTTTCAGTGAGACTCGTGTTCGTTATGCAAGAGCCTACCAAAGTGTCAACTCCACCTATTTTTATGTAAAAATTAAGCGTATTTACTGCATTACTTTGTACGAAAACCTTTATTGACCCAATTAATTCAACACAACCACTTATTGATGAAACAAAAAACGGTCTAATTTGTTCAACTAAAACCGTTTGACCTGTGCCGATCTCAGGAAATGTTTCTGAGATTAATAATGGAACTGAGTGTTCGGTTGATGTAGTAGTCGTGTGCGTGGCATTGGCTACCGTGAAATTGATATTATTCGGAAGGTCACGAATCGGAACTTGAATGCCTTCTGTTAATTGAAGTGGATATTCAACCTTTTCCCTACTTCTAAGTAAGTCTCCGCCACCTTTTGCCCTAAAAGAACATTCTACGTAACAGCAATCAGGTTCACCATAATCAGAAAAGTCTATCAAAAGTTCAATCCTCTGACCTGAATCTTCATTTAGAATAACTACGGGTATTTGTGCTGAAAAAGAATCTCTTTCAAAAACCTTTTTAATACAAGAAGATGCAAGTTCATCCTTTATGACAACCTTTGTGCTTCCGTCAGTTCCAAATCCAAATCCATCTTCATTCCAATAACCCCAATAAGTTTCCGAGAGAACCTTTTTAACCTTGATACTATCAAAGCCTTCAATCTTCTCTTCGCTTACCTCGAAGTTTGCTATATATATTCTATAAGCCATTACGTAGTTGTAATTGTTTTCCAAGAACTACCTTCATATACGCATAGCTTATTAAGTGTTGTGTCATAAACCATTAAACCGCTAACTGGTGATGCTATTGCATTTTTTTGAGTAGTAGTAACTTTTGGTGGTAAAAATCCTTTTGTAGTGGAGGCGAAATTCGCTATTGCACTTGTTATATTTGACAGTGCATCACCAAAAGACATATTTCCGTTTGGATATATCCTACCAACAACACCAGCATTATTTGTAATTATAATATCACCAGTAACACTTCCTTGTGATATATAAAAATCTCCCTTAGCATTATACATTTGCCCACCAGTAACTCCATCGACAACAACCTGTGAAAGTCCATCTGTACTTTCTGTTGTGTTACTTACAGTTCCTATTCCTTTTATCCTACTACTGCCGTATTTATACAATCCAGTGGTAGAAAAAGAGCCTTTCATTGTATTTAGCCTACCAAGCTCATGCACTCCCATTACATTAACAAAAGTATTAAACGGGACTGTCACCTCGCCATTATAATCATAGGCATACACCCCGTTCGTTGGGTCAATAGACACTCCTATCGAACCTAATATTTGAATTTGTGCATTAGAAGAGCTACCATCGTGATAATTTTTAATAACACTACCAGTTGAGTCTTTATTATCTTCAACCCAAACCTTTCCAGCACCTATCGTTAAAATTCCACCATTCCCATTTTCTACAACAATAACATCGTCGTGTCCCATTATCATTAATGGATTAGTAGATGAAAAGTCCGAACGCTCTGATTTGAATGATTGAAGAAATACACTTGATTGGTATATATTTTTTAACTTCAATAAGCCAAGTTTGTTGTTATCTCCTGCCAAATACAGAATTTGCACAGAGGTTTGAATTGCATTTTCAATATACAATCCTGCACCATTATCACGATGACCACACCAATGGCAACTAATATACCCAACATGACATGGAGTGCTTGCATCATATATCATTACCCCATGAGAAGCAGTCCTAAATACTTGAATCTTGGTGATTAAGAAGTTTTCTCCTGCTCTGTATATTTTAATACCACATCCAGTAAGTTGGTTATCTCCTATAATACTAATGTCTGATATGCCACCCCAATGTTGCCACATATCAGGTGCGTTAGTTTCATCAAACTTGGATTTTATAATATGTCCATTAAATCCAACTGTTACAGAAATTTCCGTTCCTGCGTTATTATCAAATCCAGATGAAGTTCCATTTAGGTTTATGCTTGGATACAGTAATATACTACTTGAAACCCTAAATTTTCCGTTTAATTTTACCTCTCCTATTCTCTCACTAAAGGCATACTCGATGCTTTTATTGATAGCTACAATTGAATCGGTAGTTCCATTCACAGCACCAAACCAAAGAACATTAATATGCGATTTGTCAATTATTCTTTTCCATCTACCAGTAGTTAAAGCAGTAACTTTGATAATAGTTCCGCCATTATCCGTCTCCGTACTTGAATTATCCCAATAAAACTCTCCTCCACCGCCATCACCGCTTGAATAATATCCAAGTACATTTACATTAGAGCCAGTTGTGCCTCTTCTTGTTTTTAATTCAGCTATATTGCTTATTTTCATTATATTACACTTGCGTTAAATACTAAATTATTTGTTCCTACTGGTGGTGCTACTAAATAATTAATAGTAACGGTAGTAGAGCTATATGTTATATGAGAGTAATCTCGTGCATCTTGTGTTAGGGGTTCTATTAACACTGTCGTAGGTGTAGTTCCTAATAAATGACTAAAAGAAAAAGAAGTTAATAGCCCTGTCGAACTAAAAGTTCTCGTACTATAAAGTGGCACTGCACCTGTCGAGGCAAGAATGTCGTGGATTCTTACAAATATGCTCCCCTGAGTATTGTGTGCATGAATAACAAATCCAACTATTACCTGTTTTGAAGGAGGCGTTTTTGTTAATCCACCTGCCGTTGTAGCTGATAAATAAAGCACATCTCCGTCATTCCAAGTTTCTCCTTGTAGCGAACCTGTGGTGTTTATTTCCCTAACAAGACCGAATGTCGTTACATATCCCTCTTGATTGTTACCAATATCCTCAGTAACAAGACCAATTGTATTTAGTGTATTTTCATTCGTATCAGCCTCAGCCAAAACAACTTTTGGTCTTTGTCCTTGTGCATCATTAATTCTTACACACTTGTATTCAGCCTCAGTTAGATTACCACCAGTGCCGTTTACAACTCGAATAACCTGTTCCTGCCCTACCTGTAAAGTAGTTTTTGCACCTTTTAAAATTATATCAAGTGTACCATCTGTCGGATTCCATACTACTGAACCTGCGGTAGTTGGTTTATTTGTTGGAGATGTATCAAATTCTAAATTACCGATTTTTGCTCCAAATTCACCCAAATCAACATCTTTATCCGCACCAGTATATGGCACAAAGTCAAGGTCTTCTATTCCTAATGTATTGCCATTACAGTCGATTATGATTGGATATTTTACGGTAGTTTTGCAGCCAGCCATTGAATTTTGGATATATTGTTACTTCTAACAAATATAAGCAAAAAATGTGACAAAAAAAAGTAAATTTTTAGCTAATTTGTTTGCAGTTGTAAATAAAGTTCGTAATTTTATAAAAAAATAACTAATTATGGAATATACAGAGCAAGAGAAAGTTATATTAAAATTAGCACTGAGAATGTATTTAGACAGTCTGAGTAGTTTTAGTCACAAAGACAGATGGTTAGCAGAAGTTGCCAGTGAATTATTGAACAACATAAAACTAAATTAATTATGATGGAGATTAGACAAGCGAAGCAGTACAGGGATTCGCTCATTGAAGAACACGTTGGCATTATTAAGGAGAAAGAAATTTATGATATTACTATCCAAGAAGCAGTATTAATCGGTCAAATATCTGCTTTAACTCATTTGATTCAAGACGGAGGTTACGACCCAATAAAAAAGAAGGTCAGACGCTTAATAGAATCTGACCCAATTAGTTAAATCTTAAAACAAATGCAATGGAAGAGCCAAAAGCAGTGCAAATAACAAATTTATACACTAAAGCGTATTATGATTTTAACTTTGGTATAGCCAATAAATTAGATTACTTAATTTCTCAAAGAAAGCGTGTGTCACAGTGTATTTACGAAAATATAGACACTGAAAATCGTCACCTATATATTGAACAAATAGATTCAATAGAATGTGAGATAAAGAAACTTCTTAATATTGATTAACTATTCAATAAGTCCTACTTCTCTGCCAAGTTCTTTCTCAGCGAAGTAGGCATTGTTTCTTACAAAATTCATTCCATCTGTTAAAACGTCAAGATAACGAGAACAGTCAGAGATGTGGGAAATATCCCAACGAACTGCATCATTCTTATCAATATTGCCGAAGTCGTCAGTCTTTACAGATAGTAAGTCGTGGATTAACAAATCGCATCTTCGGTCAATCTTGTAATTAGTTCCATACATGGTAAAGCACCAATTCGTAATAGCACCATTACTCTTATGTCTTAATTTAATCCTTTTTGGAAATGAAAGCATTTCGCAACCTGCGTCTTCCATATAATTTCTAATCTCGGCAAATTTAGACCACTCGTCTGAGCCTCCTGACGTATCGCCATAGATTATATATTCTCTATCAGTGCCAAATTCATTTAAGATATTGTGGATAATATCTCTCAATCTAAGTGGTTTCTTAATATCTCTTTGTCTATAATCTCTTAGTCGAGTATTGGCTGCCGTCTTATCATTGAAGTGTTTTAAAAGAGCCTCGTCACTACCAATTTCATAGTCTTGAAAGTGTTGCCCTAATACGCAAGTATCATACTTACCAAAGTCAAATGACAGATAAATTGGGTAGTCATCGAATATTGGAACTTCGTTATACGTATGGGTGTTATATACGAATCTATGGTAAAAAGGATTCTCAACCTGTGTCGTTCCCCACTCTCCAAGTCTTATTACCTTGTACTTATTTGCATCGGTATATTTATAGGCATTAAGAAGTTTGTAATCCATCTCTGTTGCGAATTTATTGTCATCAATGGTGTATTTTCTGCGATTAGCCATTGAGTAGAGAGATTCATTAAATTCTTCTTCTGTTTGAGGTACATCAAAAAACATTTTTTTTAACCAGTGCTTTTCTGAAACAGGATTAAACATTAAGATGAAGCGAATCTTTGGGTCAGAGCGATAAGAAGATATAGTATCAAGAAAATCATCCTTAGATACTTGGTCAACCTCATCTATAATTACATAACGAATATTTGCTATACCTTTTGATTTTCCTTGAAAACAGTGGTCGAATAACAGTTGATTGCCATTTTTTAAAGTAATCCATCTTGATAGGTTATTAAACAGAAATGTCATACTTCCGTCTATTCCATATCTCTCTGCAAACTGTTTTATTGGGTCATAAGCCTTTACTCTCAATGATACACTCTCATTTCTATACCAAATAGCACTTGCTCCTTCTTCCATCCAAAGTTTCTTAACCAACCACTGAATACAAGAATATGTTTTTGAGGAGTTACGACCTCCGTATAAAATAGTAAATGGCTTATCTCCTGACTGTGTAAGCGTGGTCAGGTCGAAATAAGCCTTATTTAATTCTTCTAATGAATATGCAAACATTTATTTTATGTTTTTGGGTTTTTCTAATACCCTTCTATACCACTTAGATAAACAATCTTTAGTGTAGTATTGGATATTTTCTGTTTCTTCTAAGTGTTTTAATTCCTCACAGCAAGTATTCTCCTGTTTCTTTAAGGCAGAAATTTCTTTTCTTTGTTCAGTAATAATTACTTGGAATTTTTGGTCGTTTCCTTTTGAAGCATCAATGGTTTGTTGTAAACTAAAGACGAGAGAGTTGTATTCTGATAGGCTTGCACTGTCTTTCTTAACCTTTTCTTGGTAATTTGAAATTACTTTATCTAAGCGATTTAATTCCTTCTTGTTTTGGTGTTTCTCAATCTTTGTTGCCAAGAAAAATATGCCTACACAAGCAAGGATTGTGATAATATTTTGTGCTGTAAAAAAACTTAAAATTTTCATGTTATACTGGTTTAAAATACAGTTCAACTTCTTTTTTTCTCCTGTTGGTTAATCCTTTTAGTTCAATTAACTTCCCACTTACCCTACCTTTATTCCATTTAAGAAACTCTTGCTCAATCGACTTGTCATTTGGGTTCTTTGAAACTTTTCGATATAGTGTACTTTTGAGAAAAGCACTTGCACCAATATTATAGATTAAAGAACCAAGTGCATCGAATTGATTCTGATTTACATTATTCGGAATATAATCAGCAAAATCATTTTCAAAAACTACAAAAAGCATCCTACTTGCTTCTTGCTCAGTAATAGACTCATCTGTCATTTTTACCCTACTCCCATTGGGATAATATGTAGAACCATACCCGATAGTTAGCAATCCCACAGCGTCTGTGTACGGATTAGGAACGAAAGACTCAAATCCCTTTATTAAATCTAACCCTTGTTTACTTATTTTCATAAATTCATTCTCATAACACTTGTAAATCTACCGTGTGTTTTAATTTTATATCCTTTTCCATTAATATCGAATTTATGTTCTTTTACTTCATCAGGATTGCAGAATCCATCAAATCCAAGAACTAAAACTTCGTTTCCCTTAATCTTGTAAGCTATTAAAACTGATTTTTCGTGATATGATTTTGTAGGAAGAGTTATAAATTTCCACTCAGAACTATATTCGATAATATCTTTGTTCTCACTCATTGACCAAACTCCTGCCATTAACCAATCAATGGATTTCATGCTTTGTGAAGGATATTTAGCACCTACTTCGTCGTGTTTCATTGCAAGCTCTTTTCCGTTTATATCAACTGCACCCCAACCCCAATATCTTTTATCATCTGTCCAATAATTCGGGTCTGACCATAAATCTATTCCATCTCCAAGCATTGACCAAACACCCCAATTAAAAGTAATGCTTGGGAATGTTTTGGGCTTTACTTGTGCAAAATAAGTTCCATCAACGCTTTCTACCTTTACCCTGCCTAAATCAAAGGTGTTAATTAATTCTTGGTCAAACCAAGCTGTAACTAATACTTGTTTGTTTGGGTAAAATTTCTTGTTAAGAAGGTATTCAAATAGATAGTGGTGAACAACTCCATCGTCGATTGGATAATTCATGTAGCCACCAACTTGACTAATTTCTACATATTTTGAGTATGAGTCATCGACTGTAATATTATTTCCAAATTTATTTCTAAACTCTTCGATAGTTCCATTAAAGTTAAGTGCATCTGAAAAATCTATACCTAAACCTTGAAAGACTGGCTTTCCCATAGAAACTCCCGAAACAGTCCATAATGCCATTTTAGCGGTGTGTTCATGTGCTTGCCAGTATTCTAAGCATCGCATGATTTTATCATTTCTTACATTCCACTTGTGACCTACGTGTTCCCAATTCAACATAACGTAGCCATTATATCTATTTGGGTAGTAAACGTTATTAATAAAGGATTGTAGTAATTTATCTCCATCAACTTCCGAACACCAATTATCAAAGATTTCCTTAGCATTTGGTCGGCTATCGTAAGCAGGAGGGCAACCTAAGTCAATTAGCCATCCATCGGAAACGAAAGTATAGCCTTGTGACCCTTGTTTATCCTTTACATAGCTTACACCTTTTTTAAGGTAATTATGCACTCCAATCTCTCTTTTAGGTGTAGCTTGAATAACTACAATCTTGCCTTTAGGAAGGGAGAAATCGGGGAATTTTAAGTCAAAATCCCACAAATGTGTTTTAGTATCAGTTTTATATCCTTTTGGTTTTAAGAAATACTTTCCATTGTCATTCCAAGTATCTTTCTGACCAATCGAAATGTATTGTTGATTCCACTCACCGTATTCGTACTTGCTGTTTTGATTAGATACTATTGGTGCGAAGTCGTAACCATTCATTCCTTTGATAATATTCTTACTTGAAGGAACTTTTGACCAAGTATATGACTCTATCCAATAACGTGGGTTAGAATAATTGACTTCAATTGGAAATGCGACAGTTTCCTCGCTTGGTGGATTAGTGGTGTCAGGAGGTGTAATAATATCAGGAGGATAAATAATCTCTCCTAAATCGCTCTCATTTTTCTTGACCTTAAACTTAGAAAACCCCTCAAACTTTAAATCAAAAGCACTTAGATTCTTGGCGAATATTTGGTCAGTAGTAAATGCGGTGTGTTTTCCACGAAAAACAACTGCAACTGAATCGTTTTTTTGAAAAACTACAAAAACATTTCCTGTTGAATCTGCTGTTAAAATATCTGTTTTCTGAGCAAAAACTCCTATTGAGAAGAATAATAAATAAACTATTTTTAAAGCCTTGTTTTTCACAAGTTCAAGCATATATTTTTTCATAATAAAGACCTTTCGTGTTTTTAAGGCTAAATATACTAAATATCATTGTCTTTTCCTAATTTTTCTAACCTTTCCACACGCTTTTCTATATCAGAAATCTTATCCTTTACCTCTATTAATCTTACTATTTTTATAATATAATAGATAGTGAAAAGGGTAGCCATAAAGATTCTGATACCGTCTTCGGCAGTCCTGTAAGTGGTTATCCCATTAAATAATGTTATGGTTGCGATAAATGCAAAAAACGGCTCAAAGACTCCAAATATTGTCTTAATTGAAATTTCCATTTTGGGTTATATATGTCAAAAAATAAGAAAATTCCTACGATAATTACGTTTAAATAGTCGCTATACCCCTTATTGTAAGGATACAATGTTAGTAAAATACCTAAATTGTATAAAAACTTTGACAATATAACCCAAAATGCCAATCTCAATATTTTTTGCCTCCTATTATAGAAGATAAACAACAATGGCAATTCATTTAATACGAAATAAATATTACCCCTTACTGATTTATCCATCGTCACTAAATTGAATACAGAGTTTAAGTTTACGCCAAATTCTCCATTATCAGTAAACGACATAAAGAGCGTACTGAAAGCTAAAGAGTAAAGAGCGTATATTAATCTATTATCCACGAGGCTCAGGTCTTGGCTCTCCGTCAGCCAAAGTAGTTATAACAGGTTTTGCTGGTTTTGGTTTTTTAACTTTCTTTGCCATCTTTTGTATCGAATTTTTCGTTTATAATATTGGTTAATTGTGTTGGTAATTTCATTCCTAAATTCTTCATAATAGAGTTTACTTCTCTTACGATTAAAACACCATAAACAAATGGATTAAATGATTTTAAGAAATCGAAACTCTTACCATCTACTTCAAAATTTATTAAAACGTGAGAAGTTATCAAGTATAAAGAATACTTCATTGTTTTATTTAGTAATTTATTAATTAACTCTGTCAGGCTTGGTTTTGACTTTTGTATAAACCAAATCTCATACAATTTAGCACCTAAGTCCAGTGCTATTGCAATAAATAACCACGCTAAGTATTTGAAGTCTGCAAAAATAAAAACCCTTATAAAGTCAAGAAGCATACCTACACTCATACCAAATACCCAAATCTTTCCGTTAATCCAAAACTCAAACAAGTCTTCTTTAATCTCAAATGCTAATTCTGATAAATTCTTCATAATTATAATAGAAAACCTCGCACTAAGCCCTTTAGTGCCTAATACGAGGTGTTTGTGTGGATTTAAACTTTTACTTCTTACTCAGAGATACTTGTAATAGCATCAACGAGTTTTCCGTAGTAGATACCTGTTGTTGGATTCATGTCAGCACATCCGAAAGCAGGACGAGTAAATACCTCGTATTGTGCTTTTGCTTGAATGTTGAATGTTGGATTCGCATCACAAGCCAACGTAGAAACGTGCGGAGTATGAATGAACATATCCATCGGTAAAGTCATGTTTCCGTTACGGCAGTTACCAATTGTGATTGGAAGTACGCCTACGTCACGGAAATTCTTGATTTTCTCAACCATTTTACCTGTTGAAGCCCAATAGTATGCGTTTGGAGTGTTATATCTTTGGTCTCCATAAAGAGTCAACCAAAACATTGTTGCCACATTAGCTTCTAATAAGAAGAATGAGCCATCACCGTATTTAGCGTCGATTGAATCATCTTGAACATATTCACCTAAGAATCCTAATGCTCTACGAAGTACTGCACCAGTGTCGATACCTGCGTCATTTACGCCAGCTTGGATACCTACTTCTGCTAATAATTTAGCGAAAATATTTCCACCAACTAAAGTCATTCCTGCTCCACAACGTGGGTGACGACGAATGAAATCTTCCATGTAAAGACGGAACAAATTAGCGTCAACTCTTTTTAATCCATAAGGAATCAAAGTAGGGTCGGCAGCAGTTACGCTTGAAGTCAATACAGGCAATTCCCAATCACCAGCAGCCACAGGGTCGCCAGTCAACGGGTCAACAGCCCAATTGTAACCAGCACCAGCCTTCAACTTAGTCAAAGCGTGGTCATTGATTTTCCATAACTGACCAGTGAACGGTGCATTGAATGAGTGGTAGATTTTTTCAGACAATAACTTGGCGTTATACATTCTGTCGAAATTACCAGTAGTCGAAAGTTCGTTGATTGCTCTTTGAAGAACAACAGCAGCAGCTTGACCACCGCCACTTGCACGAGCTTGCAATACTTGATTGTAATAAGGTGCTACATCACAACACATATCGTCCCAATCTTTGTGAGACAAAGTTGTTTTGAAGAACGCACATTGCTCAATAGAGAATGGAGTTGTTTCGGTTGTTGGTGTAGCTGTTTCACCTGACGCACAAGTAAAGTCTGCACAATCTGTATCTAATTCAGTACAGTCAGGGATGTTGTATTCCAAAGTTACCCCGAAATTACCATCTCCGTCTGTCCAAATCTTAGAAGCACAGTCACGAGGGTCTAATGCTTCAACTACTCTATCTTGTCTTTGAGACATTACCGCCTTTAACGCACCGTAGTTCGAGGCATCGCCTTGTAATGAACCCATTCCTGTTGCCAGTTGAATATTCACCGTCGCTGATGTAGGGCAAATCTCAGGCGTATTTCTTATTACCATTTTTGTTGTGTGGATTTAATATATTAAAAATATTTACTGTCTAAAATAGGTGCTACTTGTTTTGGATTGACGGCAGGATTAAATGGTACAGGGTCAGGATTATCTGATTTTTTATTCAAACCATACTTAATTAAAGCAGATTTAACTAAAGTATCAATCGTTAATGTAGTTGAACCATCTACTACAACTGACATTGATTCATCAGATGCGTTTCTAATTACAAGTTGCTTGGTATTTTTATCTAAGATAAGTTTTGCTTTCACTTTCTCGGTACCAAAAACTTCTGTTTCAACGTACTTCTTCGCTGCACCGTACACTATATCATCTAATAATTCGGGATTAATGTCGATTAAAATACCGCTTTTCATCGCAGCGTTTGTAATCTTCTCTCTAATGCTCGCCTTTTTAAATGACTCTAATTCCTTTTTGATGTCCTCATTCTCATCCTTGTAAACTTTAACCGAATCCGCTGGAATGTGAGTTTTCTTCAATTCTGAAATCTCTGCTTCTTTAGCTGCGATTAATGCTTTCGAGTCTGCATCTGAAACACCGTCTTTCACTTTTACTTTAAGTGTTTCCACTTCTTCCTTTAAGCCATCTAACTTCGTTTTGTACGCTGTTAAAATAGCTTTGTTTTTTGCTTTTGTATCAGTTGGAACTTCTTCTCCTAATACTGACAAGTGTTCTGCGGTAGTTGAGTCGATTGAATCCATAAACCCTTTCAACGCTTCTTTGTGCCACTTATCCTTGTTTTTCCCTACAATAGTTGGGGAGTTTTCTGCTTCGGTAAGACTTAACAACGCTGCTTTTACCGCTTCTGCCGTGTCATCTTCAAGTGTAATTTCTGATAGTTTTGCAAGGTTATCCTCGCCAATTTTTACTTTTGTGTCTGAATCCAATTTGGACTCCAAGATTACTCTGATGTTACTCATATATTATTTTTTCTTTGTGTACTTTCTCAATGCTTTATATCCACGTTTTGTGATATAAGCGTAAGGTGCGTATCTCAACTCACCTCGAAGGTTGTAGAACTCTACAATGTCTTTAGGCTGATAGTCAACGACCACTGGCTCTACTTTTGATTCCTCAATAGCCTTATCAAATTCTTTTACCAAGTCGTTTGTAAATTCTTCAACAGATTCTTTAAAGTCAACTGGTTCTTGAATCTCTATTTGCTCAGTTTCTTCAACCGTTTCCACGACTTCAACCTCTTGTGTATCTTCTGAAAATTCTGTTACTTTTTTTGGTCTTCCTGCCATGATTATTTTGTTTTTGCAAGTTTTGTATTATCAAGTGGATTTGTTTTACTATATCTTTCGGTAGTACTCCACTTCATTCCGTCACTTTTTTCTGTTCTAATAATAAATCCGTTGTCAATTTGTCTAACATTATGAGAAACGCTCACTTTTGTCTTTGCCATGATTATACTGTTGTATTTTCGGTCACAATATTAGTGGTTGGCTTTACGGTGAAATCTTTTTTAAGATTATCACTTGCTCCATCTAAATATTCTTGTGCCTTTGCGTAAACTAATTTCTTTTGTTCTTTGTATTCTAAAAGCAAGAATCCTGTTGTTTCTTCGATACATTCAATTAAAATTGAATCAATATTAATTGTTAAAACGTATCTTAAATCACTCAATGTATCTCTTGCTAAAACCTTCTGCTGAAAACTATAAGCAGGAAACGGGTCTAACTTCTCTTTTACTTTTACTAATAAGTAATCGTCAGAGTTGACTCCACTTTCCTTTTCTACCAACTGCTTGACGTACTTCATTTTCACAGAGTCAGGCATATTATTTGTTCCTGCGTCTTTTAATCTATTGTAAAGGCTTTGTGCCGATGTTAGATTAAACTTCTTAGGAACTGCAATACTTGGCATTTCCGCCTCAATCGTGACTCTCGGCAACTTCTTGTATCGCATCTCAATTACTGATTTCACTAAGAAATCGAGTAATTCTTCGATGTGGTCAGACATAGCAACCATAAAAGCGTATCCCTCTTGCATATCCTTGTCCTTTGCGTCACCGCTTTGGTTGTAAGGAGTAATGATTGAGTTTTCTAACCCGAATGGTCTTAATGCTAACTTGATATTCTTATCAAAACTTTCAGAGAATATTTTTGCACCAGTTTCAGACCTTTCAATGAATCCACCAAATTGAGTTGGCATCTTTTCTGATTTTCCTAACGAACCAATATCCATTGGAATAACCATTTTATCTAAGCCACTTCCACCATAAATTGGTATTGTTTTAGCACCGTGACAAGTCGGACAATCTTTAGGTTTACCACCTGTTTTGTCTCTAACTTTTCCTTGACCGTGACACTCATTACATTGAACTGTTCCTACAACCCATTCCTGAGAAGAAACGTGAAAATTGTGTTCAACGATTAAATCTTCGTGATTCATTACGGCTTCCTTTAGGAATACGAATGAATCTGCAAGGTCAGATGTTCTTAGTTCGTGACCATCTTCGGTTTGTTGTTTAATCTTTCTACCAATCTTCTTACACGGTAAGAATTGAGAGCCGTGAGTTCTAAAATTATTTCCAATTTTATTTACATCGTATTTATTACTTCCGTCTTGATGGTATCCAACGTGTCTTACAATACAGTAAGAATCAGTATCAAAGAAGTAAAAAATATCACCTTTTTCTCTAACTATTGTCATTCCATCTTGAAGAGTCATGTCAGCTTTTAATTCTGACTTGATTAAACAAAACTCATTCGCCTTAAAATAAAGAACGTTCTCGGATTTTGCTACAAGGTAATATGGTGCTGCATAAGCCCCATTCGCCTCATTTGGAAGAACAGCTAATACGCTATTTGGTTTAATCAAAGTGTCGCTTTTGATTGACTCAGCGAATGACTTTAACAAATTCCTTCCGTTGTAGTATCCTTTTGTAAAATAATACTCTGCGGTATCACTTTTATTTGGTAACTTTGATTTTTGTGAGAAGAGTACTCTGAAATCTTCACTTGAAAATACCTTGTCAATTTGCTTCTCGATTAATCCCAAGAAGCCTTTAACTGGATTTCCAATCTTTTCGTAATACTCTTCTCTATATTCTTTCTGCTTCTCCGACTCGTTTGGTCGCTGAACTCTCATGTATGACGGATACTCTGACCCAAAAACCTCTGAAAACTCTTCGTCTTCCGTTTTTGCTTCCTTATAAAAGGGGTCTAAAAGTGTTTGTCTATCATTTAAGAATCCTGCGATTAATTCGTCAGTAATTTTCAGCATAATTAGTCAGCGATAACTTCTACGGTAAAACATTGGCTACCTGAGATACAACAATCATTTACTACTTCTACGGTAAATTTATATGTTCCCACAGGGAGTGTTGTTGCTCCTGATACTACGCCAGTCGTAGAGTCGATTGAAATGTGTGTTGATAAAGTTCCTAATGCGTCCCCACAGTCCTTATAAACAGCGAATGAAGCACAAGATGTCAATTCATTTACTGTCGGTGTGTAAGTAAATGCAGTCCCTTCTGTTACACTAAACGCCTTACAAGCCCCGTTAGAGCCACAAGCCTTAGCGGTAATGCCAGTAAAAGTTGCTGTACCGAATGTAAATTTAGTAGCTTCTTTCAAAGATTTGATAAATGCGTTTGCGTTTGATGAGTAATAGAACTTGTCTTTCTTAGAAACGTCAGTCAAAGTGATTGAACCTTTAATAAAGTCGTTTCTTTCGCCAGTGATTTCAAAACCTGCATCTGAGATATAGATATTGTCATCATCGTTAGCGTCCTTAACAATTACACCTTGCTTAAAGAAGTAGATTACCGATAAGCTCGATGCTCTTTCTTGCATACCTGCAATGATGTCTGTGTTTGGAAGGTAATGCTCTTCTAACATTAACTCGGCAGTTGTCTCTTGACGGAGTTTTTGTCTTCCGTTGTAAGGAGAACCAGTTTCAGAGTTTACAGTCGTTGGTTTAGCACGAGTACCTTTAGCCAATAAACCTGCATTTAAGAAGTGGAAATACTCGCCACCGCCATTACACTCGAATTGTTGGTCACGCAACCATTGAAGCAATGATTCAGCGTAATTAACTTCGGTTAGTACGATTGGGTCTTCCTCAGTTGAAAGCGTAACCGTATCACCTACTTTTGGCAAAGAAGCCTCTTCGATAAGTCCTACGGCTGCAATTACATTATCAACCTCTACTGAACTATCGCAGTATTTGGTGAAACAAGTTGCTGATTCTGCATCGCAACATAGTGTACTAAGAATTTCTAAAGCCATTTTATGTTAATGTGGATTTTATTACTAATAATATACTAAATATACAAATATTTTTTCTAAAAAACAAAAACCACAAAAGATTGTGGTTTTTCAAGATTTATGTGTATGAGATAGCTAAAAATGGATACTCAATTCTGCACGCAGGGTTGTTCACTAACTTAATTCCAATCGTGTGATTTACGAGCGAACTGAATGAGCCAATACTTGCCCAATCAGCAAACCAAGAGCCATTGTCTAATCGGTATCTTAACTCTCCAAATGCTTCTACGTTTAATTTACTTATCGAAACCAAGTTGACTCCGTCACTCTTGACGCTTACATTTAGTAATCTAATGTGGCAAGTGTTTTGGTTTGGACAAGAGTCACAATCCTCTGCAATGGTCTTAACTATAACAATATCGCTCACAGCCTTGCATGAATCACTATAAACTTGTAATTGTATAGACTCGCCAGCAACTAATGGTTCAAAAAGTTCTATAACTCCTTTTCCTTCTAATGTTCTACCGCCATCTCCTGCTAATGTTTCCACAGTTATACCATCCTCCATATCTAATGAAAAAGCGATATATGTATCACCTTCATACAGGTCGGATACAATAATTGGATTGTAGCACTCATTACAACATGGAGTAAAATTATAAACATCTGATGCTGCACTTACCGTTGCTTGAAAAGGAACTGCTGTACCTGACACTTCTACTAAAAGCGATGTTTCGTCACAAGAATAGTATCCATTAAAAGAAAATAATCCTGTGGCAGTAGGAGTGTATGACACAACCGACTCAACGACTGATACAATGGACACGTTAGACACTGGAACTGCTGCATAAAATCCAGTACCACCACATCCTCCTCCTAACAACTCTGACAAGTCAAGTGTATAAATCTTCCCTATAATCTGTAAATCTGTAATTTCGTATGTCATTATTAATTAATTTTAACAGCCATGAATATGTAATTAACACCAGTTGTTAGTGGCATTTTTAAGTCAAATTTTCCATCTCTTATTATTCCGCAAAATGGAGATAGTAAATCCTCATTAACACTATCAATGAAAATCTTTATCAAACCATTTGTTACACCAGCAACATTTCCTTTCACTGTTGGAACATATACGCTATCTGTATTGCATCCCAATGAGCCAATGTCAATAATTGTACCTAAAACACCGTTGTAGCTCACCAAGAAAGCCACATACTTCTTTCCCTCTTTAAAATCAGGACTATTAACAAAAAAGTTCTCTGCATCCGATACCCCACTCGCAACAATCGGGTCTCCATAGTTATATGGATATTCAAATACAGCAACATCGCCAGCTACCGTTGAAGTTCCTGACATTGCTCTGTTAACGATATGTTTTTTATGACAAAACTCAATCTCCGTAATGATTGGTGCAGACAATTCAGTGCTTACACAACCGCCATCTTTAACTAAAAAAGTTACTGGGATAGAATTTATATCTCCTGACTTCTCTAAGATAATAGATAGGGATTTTCCTGAGCTATTTGTAAAATCTAAGCCAGTGAATGAGAATGTTCCGTTTAATAGAACTGGATTCAAAACAACTGCTGTTGAATACAAAAGTGTTGTTCCATCATAAATACTTGCAAATGTCCCCTCAGATACGTAAGCCGTAGTTCCACTTATAGTAGTTGTGCTACATAAAATTGGTGTTGTCTCAACTACTGGTGTTGGTATTTGAGTGTATTGATAACTCAAAGTTACTTCTAAAGCCGTATCATCACAGTATGAATTATTCTGACTACCTATATCAACTATGAAATCTATAATATCTCCTGCTTGAAATGAATTTGCAGGAGTGTTAATCGAGGTTGGCGTACTTGAAGGTTGAATAAATTGTCTCGATTGAATAGCTACACCATTCTTCATTATTCGATAACCAATATCATCTCCACACTCTAAGTCTGCTCTCTGAATAATCGAAGCAATAGCGATATTTCCACCAAAAGGGATTGTAACCCTAACGCCTACATCTTTTCTCTCTCCACCTTCAAAATAAGGATGAAGGTATATTCCAAATGAAGGGAATGGTTGAGGTGTAATTGCTAAGTTAGGAGTAAGGTTCTCAAACCCTAAATGTGGGTATTGAGTAGAACCTTTCCATACAAGAGGTTGTGTGTCGTCAAATGGTTCACTTACAAAAGCTGTTCCATCTTCATATTCATAATCTGTAAACAAAGTAAAGACACCAGCACTCGTATAAGAGCCATAAGCAAATACTCCACCAATAGTGGGGTTATTTGCTCTATTTATACCATTTTTTAGTGAATAAACGACTGATGACATGAGAATTTGGGTTTTTGCAAAATATTTGTTAAATATAACGAAAAAAAATGACAAAATACTTGACAAATTCCACAAAGTTTTGTAGTTTTGTAATGTCTTAGAGGTTTAGATGATAAAAAAGGGTTGGGGTCGCCAATTATTGATTTAAACTGTGCGTAGAATAAACCCAACCCTTAATGTAAAATGGATGAATTAATTGAGAAGCTGAAAGAGAGAAAATATCTAATAAATATTTCTCAATTAGAGCGAGAGTGTTTAATGCCAAGTTATTCCATACATAATTGCATCAAGAATAATGGTTGTAAGCATTTCCGAAAAAACTCTGAGATAATTAAGAATATTCTTTTTAAGTATGGAATTGTAGTTTAGTTTTTGCTGTGAATATAAAACTCCCTAATAACTCAATGGTAGAACATTTGGCTACAAACTGGATGGGTACAGGTTCGACTCCTGTTTAGGTGAGCAGTGCGATGGAGAGAAACGGTTTACTCGAAAGGCTCATAACCTTTAAATAGCGGATTCGACTTCCGCCATCGCTCCTAAATCAAAAACTTCGTCTAATAGCCTTATGGCTACGTGTATAGGACGCTCAAATAGTGGTGAGGCATTAAATTGCAAGATTCACAGCTTATCGTAGTGAGTAAATGTGGGTGGGAATCCCTCAGTTTTTGATTACTCCCGAATCCCGCCCTTTACCATTGGTAAGGGAATTACAAAGGCTTTCTTGGTTTAGCCCGATAATAAATCAAGAAATTATGGGGTTGTCGTATAACGGCTCATTACTTCTGACTTGCACTCAGAGAATCAGGGTTCGATTCCCTGCGATTCCACAAATTTTGCTCCGTTGGACAAGTGGTTAAGTCACTTGGTTTTCATCCAAGTCATCGAGGTTTCGATTACCTCACGGAGTACTAATAGTCGTAGCCATACAATGCTTGGTGTGTGCAATACCAAAGCACTTGAAACGAAAGGATATTTGAAATAGAATATCGTTGACAAAGCACACTCCGTTTCTTGGCGGTGTAAATCCGCAAGACTATTTAAAATGATGTGCGTGGTGGAATGGTAAACATCTAAACTGTCAATAGTAGACAGAAACAGGCTAAGTATGGAAAAACTTAGTGCAGGTTCGAGTCCTGTCGCATTTCCAAACACTTACCGATTTTAATTGTTTTTTTAGTTATTTAAGGTTGTATATTCGCAATACGTTTGAATTTGTTGAATATTTTTTTTAAAGTTTCTTCTATTTTATTTGTTTTCTAATTATTCTTTTCGTAACTTTACTGTGCGAAAGAAACTGTCTTACAGACAAGAAAAATACAGCAATACTCCTTAGCAGGTTCTTTCGCAAACTTATCTGTTAATTCTAAGGGTTTTGCTGTATTTTTTTTGCTTGAATAATACAAATTACATATCTTCAAAGACCTATACGCAAATGCTGAGAGACCATCGTGTTTCTTTGGCATACTATATTGCTTTGAAAGGTAGTGTATTGAATTATGAAAAGCTAAATAAAACTGACTTTGCTCAGAGAATACAATGTTCAAGAAATAGTTTATGCGAACATCTAATAAGTCTAATCTCAACGGGCTTAGTACGCATAGAAAATGAACGAATCATCTTCACGTCTGTCCGCAAATTATTATGGGACAATCCTTATAAAAAGATTGAAAACGAAAACGGCTCTTTCAAAGTCAAGCGTAATCGTATTTTAGTTTTCAAATCACGGACAGTAAAAGAAGCTAAATTAGAAATTAGAGATTTTGCACTAAGCAATCAACTTGCGAAGCACGAAAACTTTCTTAACCACCAATCCAAAAAGAAAATCCCTTCTGTATCTTATCAAGGTATGGGCAATAAAAAGGCAGCTTCTTTTTTCGGTCTAAAAAGTCATTCAAGCGGTTCGAGGTATTTGCATAGTATGCAGAATAGAGGCATCATAAATATTGAGCCTATATATGAACAGTTGCCAAACTATTCTTACTCTGAATTTATCTTTGCAAGAGAGAATGAGGTTATACCACAACATTCAAGATTCTTTAAGGGTTCTGTATTCGTACAGAAATATAATAAGATAACCTTTAAGGAAAAAGTAGAAGTGGTAGTATAGGAAGAAAATAGGATAGAGAAAGTAAAAAAGAAGGATAGTAAAAAGGTAATTGAGAAAATTAGATTAACTTCTATTTCAAATCTTCCATTTATTAAGTTTGAACCAAAAAAACATTTGAGTAAAAGTATGTTGGCAAAGAAAGGTTTCTCTAAAAAAGAAATCAAGAAACTCTTTGTGCCACAATTTCAGACATATACTTTTATTAATGGTGGTCGTTCAACTGATAATTTCGGAATTATGGATTGGAAAACGTTTCAATATAATCATATAGAGGTGTTTGGTAAATCATACAAGAAGGCTGACAGGATATAGATAGGGTATCTTTTTGTGTGCAGTTTTTGAATAGTTAATTTTACATAAATATATATAAAATGAATACCAATAAAGTAGAAGTAGATACTTCTATTCACTTACAGGCTATTATTAATAAGAAAATGGGTAAATATTCTAAAGGTATAGATAAGCAAAGTCTTCGCTCGACCACAAAGAATAAAACAAATATTATAGATGTAATTTTATGACAGCATTTATAATAATACTATTTATCATTTTCATTGTATCTGTAAAACTTGATTAATATGACAACAGAAGAGTTATTAAATCCAAGATACAAGGTGATAGGTGAATATCCATGTTCAACCCACCGCTTGGGAGACATTATAATTACTAATGAAACTGGAATGAGTTACGTGGCACAAATAGGAGATGTATCTGCCGATGTTTGTTTATTTGATTATCCCCGTCTATTTGAAAGACTCAGTTGGTGGGAGGAAAGAGAAAAGAGCGAAATGCCGATTTATGTGAAAAATATATTTGGTAAACTTGTTTACAAGGTTGTACGCTGGTTTGATGATGGTATGTTTTACTATTTTGACGATAAAAAGAAAGACAATATTCCAGTTTTTGTATATAATTTTATGCCAGCAACAGAAGAAGAATATTTACAATTTGCGAATCAAAAATAATATGGATATTTTAAAAATAGATAAAGACAAATTGCTTGTAATATTAATTACTTGGGCAGTTGAAAATCAATGGCTAATCGCATCTTCACCTGATGATGACAAAAATAATTTCAGTAATTACGAGTTATGCACAGAAAGTAATTTTGAAGCACACTTGGAAGGAAAATGGATTAGATTAAAGAAAAATGGCGAAGCAATTCAATTGAGAACAAAATAAAATTATGACAGATTTACAAGAAAAATATGAAGAAGTGTGCGGTGATTACATTTTACTATTCTCCGCAAAACATAGATTAGATTTTCTACGTTGGGTTGATGTGATTGGCGGTCTTGCAGAGTTTGAAAATGACTACTATTTTGCACTCCAAGATATTGTTTATGACATTAATACAAATCAACCACAATATTTGATAACCAAATGGAAAGATGATATGATTTACAGAACAATACCCAAACATAGATGCAATTTTCAATCATATTCAAAAGGATATAGACCAATATGAAATATTTAGAATTAATACTCGCATATACTTATGCCTTGACAATAGGAGTTATTGGTGTTATTCTTTATTTTTTATCAAAGATTCTTAGGTCACTCAGTTATTTGTGTATACTAAAAGTAAATTCCGCAAGGTCTGAATTTACTGATTTCTTTAAAGTAAGCTATGGAAGTGGTGATTTTTGAAAATAAATGAAATAAAACTTGACAATAGACAATAATTGTTGTACCTTTGAAGAAAAAATAATGATAAAGATAAATTTCAATCCATTTGGTCACTGGCTTCACGATTTGTGGAAACAAAAAGAAGAAGAGCAAACATTTCTTGATTATCTCGCTCTTAAGTATTTTAGAGAAGAAAAGGAAAAAGAGTATATCAGAAAAGTGTGTCAATATGTGTTAAAGTACGACAGACTGTTAATGCAAGAATATCATCAGTTTACAGAGAGAGGTATTTCTTTTGCTTCTTTCACAAACATGTCGTCAAAAGATTTTTATGAAAATATTAGAAGTGGCTCAGTAGATTCTGATACATTTTTAGAACTTTTAAATAGAGTTTGCGACAATAAATTTACAAAAGAACAAATTAAACAAACGATAGAAAATGATAACTAAAGAAGAGGTTTTAAGACACGGAAAAGATAGTCAACCAAAGTTTATTGAAGAGTTAGTAAACGAACTTGGAAGTGCTATTTTCAAAGCATCAGCAAAGCAACACAATAATTTAAGGCATCCATTTCATCCATTGCTTGAAAATTACCTGCAAGGACTTCGTTTAAATAAGTTTGATGTAAAAATGGATGGATTATCTCACTTTATAATATCATGGTAAATTTAAAGGAATATGGATTTGAACAGTTAGGGGAAGACTGGTTCTTAAAAGAAGGAATTTATACTCTCATGTATAGTAAAAGAACATTATTAGGTAAAACATTTTTTCCAATACAAAAAGTTATAGAGAAGTTAGAACTATACGCAGAGAATAAAGACGGAGAAATGATTCTCTTGGGAGAGATAGAGGGAGAAGAATCTTTGAAAACAGTTTTAAATTTGATAAAGATATGACACTGAATGAGTTAGATAACAAAATAATAGTACTAAGAAATCAATTTGATAATGATGTCAGATTATTAAAAGCGTCATATTGTAATTCTAACAATCCATACAAAGTGGGCGATATATTTACTGACCATATTGGCTCTATAATTATTGAAAATATAAAGTCTTATTTTTCTGACAATCCTTGTTGTGTTTATTATGGAGTTGAATTAAAAAAGGATGGTACTCCAAGAAAAGATGGTTCAAAACGCCAAGCATGGCAATCAAACGAAAAGAAATAAATGGAAACACTAATAGAGAAAATGAGTAACGCAGATGCGTATGTAGTTCTTACAGTAGTGAATGTAGAAGGCACATTTAAAACAAAGATTGATTATTCCGAGTCTATGACTCCTGATATAGTTGATAAGTTTATTTTAGAAGTAGCTGAAACAATTAAAAAGAGAAGACAATGATAAGTCAAAGAGAGGTTGTAAGAAAGTATGAGGCTCTATTGAAAGATGTTGCTAAAAATAATTTCTACAAAATTGACCTTGAAAATAGGATAAACTGTTATTACTGCACTAAATGTAATCGTATTACTAAGACACAAGATATTGATGCAGGAGTCACGCCAATGATGTTTACTTGCAGGTTTTGTGGAAACATGGCGAGAAGTACATTTTACAAAGACATAGCACCTGATTTGATTGTTCACGGTGTTTGGTATAGACCAACATTAAAGCAGATTTTGAAGATGAGGAATAAACCCGAAATACTTGACCACATTTTAAGAGGTGGTTTAGAATATAAAGAAAACGACCACAGTATAAGCCAAGATGAGATAATGAATAGTTATTTATCTAAGATGAAGGAGGTTTTATCAGAGAGTGAATTTGAAAAGGAATCTTTAAATACTGAGCTATGATGACTTGGATTTATTTAAGTGGCGTATTAGTAACATTTATTGCTTGTATAATTAAGATTCAAGCAAACGAAATGGAAAAGCATTTTTTAGATAACTCAGGCAAATTTGCAGTAATATTCATGTCAGCGTGCAGTTGGTTTGGAATAATTTGGATTATTTTAAACGAGGAATATGATTTTTGGAAATAAAATGAGAACAATAATTAAAAGTGTACCATTTGAGTTCTTTCATCTCAAATACACACAAGATATATCAGATTTGACAATTTTTGTTAATGCTAATTCATTTCATAGATGTTGCAATACATTGTATTTATTCATAAAAAGTGGCGGAAGTTTAGAAGTGAATTTTACCGACTATGTAATGAAAATTGGCAATAATTTCATTGTTTTTACAGAAGAAGAATTTAATGTTTTATGATACTTAGACCAAATCAAGTACAAGCGGTAAAAGATATAAATGACTTCATACATTCGGATATGGATAATGGGATTGTAGTTAGCCCTGTGGCTACTGGAAAATCCATTATCATTGCTGAAACGGTGAAGTTATTTAATACTCCCACTATCTGTTTACAACCGAATAAGGAACTTTTGAAGCAGAATTACGAAAAATATACGAGTTACGGCTTCGATGCTTCGATTTATTCTGCTTCTTTGAAGAGAAAAGACGTAGGTCAAGTTACTTATGCGACTATTGGGTCTATTATGTCTGATTTGGAATCGTTTAAAGATATTGGGGTTGAGAATATCATATCTGACGAAATCCAATATGGTTCGAGAGATGGAAACCAACTCGCTGAGGCTTGTAAATTCCTAAAGATTAAGAAAAAAGTTGGCTTAACGGCTACTCCAATCTTTCTAAGGAACTCACAGGAAGGTTATTTTCTTCAAATGATGTCAAATAATCGTGAATCTATCTTTAGAAACATTATTCACGTTACTCAAATTCAAGACATACAGCAATATTGGACTCCAATCGT